GCGTGTTCCCATCCAGCACTGCGTAGCTGTAGCCACGGCTGTCGAACTCTTTCGATAGCAGATCGCGCTGGTGTCTCCAGTTGAAGAACACCACGCTGTGGTCTGTCTCGTCAATGAGATCGGCGATCAGTGTGTAGCGGTGTCCATCGACTACAGCGTAGTCGCCAGTGTCGGTGTACACCGCGCCAGAACACACCTGCAGCAGCTTCGTGCGCAGTGCTGCAGCGTGCACCGCAGTGATGGCTGTGTTGGATATGGCCAGGATGCACTCGGCTTCGAGCTGCTTATAGACCTTGAGTGCAGCGTTGGTGAGCTCGAAGTCCTTGTAGTTGCGATGGTTCGCTGGCACCTGGGTCATGACGTCTTCGAACGCGTGACGCACAGTGATGTCGCGCAGCATGTAATAGACGACGTCCTGCTTTCCAGGCATGTCGGTCCACCGTACATGCGCAGCTAGTGGACCGATCTGCTCAGCAACCTGTGTGTTGTTGCGAAACGCAGTGAACGAAGTGCCAAGTCGTTTGCCGTCGTCTAGCAGCAGGATCTGATGGTGCAACTCAGTCACGCTATTGGGATTGGGTGTGCCGCTCATGCCATAGCGGTACTTGAACTGCTTGCGAATCTTGGCGACAGCTTTGCTACGCGCTGATGTGCGATGCTTGTACGCAGTGATCTCGTCGATGATCAAATGATCGAAGCCCTTGAGCAGGCTTGGATCCTTCGCCAGCGTTACCGCAGCATCGATGTTGGTGATCACCATGTCTGCGCCCGAGCGAAATGCGGCTTCGCGGTTCTTAGCGTATGCAGTGACATAGCTGAACGGCAGCTTGTGGTGCTCGATGTCGTTGCCCCAAGCTGACTGCATCAGCGTTTTGGGGCATAGCACCAACGCGCGGCCAGGTGAGCTTCGCCGTTCGTAGTTCACTAGCTGCACGAGCGTCTTGCCCGTACCGGGATCAGACATGTCGTATAACACGTTGCCCATCTTGGCCAGCGTTTCAGCCTGGTGAGGCCACAAGTTTCGCGCAGTCAATGCCTAGCTCCAGAAGTTGATCTCTGAGTTCGTTCACTTTGCGGTTGACCAAGTACAAGGCATCGAGTGCATCGATGCTGTGCACATCGGCGTCGATCTTGAGACTGCACAATGGAGAGATCTCTGCTGCGTTCAACGCATGTTGCAGCCCTCTCCACTTCTCGTAGTTGCGCAGCACGTTCACGGCCAAGTCGTATCGACTGACTGGAATGGGCTCATTCATGATAGTCCTCGTTTGAGTATCGCTTCGGCGTTTTTGTACGCCCTGTGGTCTGCAGGGCTTTTAGACACGGTCAAAACCATTGAGCGCCCGTTCCTACTGGCTTTAAATATGTAATGTTTGTATTCTCGTACCAGCTCCAAGACGTAGCCCTTTTCAGTCATCTGTTCGACGAATTTTCGGGTGGCTTTGTTCATCACACAGCTGCCACCGGGCACACACCCGAGTTCTTCTTGTTGTACGCACACCAGGCACAAGTGAACTTGTTCGGCCGTGGCTGGTGGTATTGGTCATCCATCATTCGTTTCACGCGAGAGTCGAATGCGACGAGCTGGCGTTCAAGACCACGTACGTCGAGCTGGTACGACGTGACCTTTCCTTCTCTGTGGTACCACACCTCGAACGTGAAGTCTGTGACCTCTGGTCGTGCACGCCATTCTGCGATCGTGTACAACGCGCCTTGTTCGTAGTGCGTGATTTCTTTGCCGTAGCTGGTGCCTGACTTGTGGTCGATAGTCACCGATTCGTTAGGGCCACGAATGATGACGTCTGGCTTGACCACCAGCCAGCGATTGTCGTCGCTGTTATCTACTAAACGCCAGTTTTCGTCGAACGAAAAAGTCTGCTCGCAGAACACAAGCTCTGTCGGCACGTCAAGTAGCGCAGTCATTTCTGCTTCGAGTTTCGAACCAGACTCAAGCAGCAGCGAAAGATCGCGCTCCTTGGTAGCGCGTTCATACATCGTGTGCTTTCGTGTGCCCTCGTCGGCAGCGGCAGACCTGGTCTCCGGCACCCTATCCAGGTACTTGAATTTCCGCTGCAGTGGGCACGTCTCGTAAGTTTGTAGCTCTGAGAACGACCACTTCCTTCTCCGTGGAGTGCTCACTTTTTCCTCCCTGGCATGCTTACGACGTTGTCGACTGTATCCGGTCCAAGGATCGCTTCGATCTGCTCTGCGATCACCTGGTTGTAGACCCAGTCTGGTGCCTTGCTACCGTGCACGATCTTCCCAGTGCGTTTGCACCTCACTGATGTCCGGTTGTCGTTGAGCAGTCCGAAGCGCTTGTAGACTCTGCGCTGCTCGGCTGCAGCTTCGGGGAAACGACGGTCGTCTGGAATGGCGACGCGGAAGAGGACATACAGGTCGTTCACCGTCAGTACGTTGAACGTACCGTCGCGCATCGCACGTAGTAGTGCGTCGTAGGGTGTCTTGAGCAGCCCTACGTTACCCTTCATCGGCAGGTTGTTGTCGTACTCGATTGGGCGTGCGTCGATGAAGAATTGTGTGTCTCCCTTGCGAATCGCGACTGCCACCTGTTCGACCAGAGAGTGAGTCGCTTCGCTGATCCTCGTCTTTTCTTCGCTGTCTTTCACGGTGCGCGCGGCTTCTTCGTCGCATGGCCATGTCCCGAGCAGTTCGGAAAACGCTTTGAGCTCTTCCCGGTTCTCAAGGATGGCCCACTGATTCGGTGTGTAGATCAGCCGTTGGGTCTGAAACGCGCCCACATGGAAGCGGCGATCAGAATCGGAGATCACGACAGGTCGTGATTCGTTGGAGAAGAACAGGAAGTTGGACGACGATTTGATCTCGCGTTCAACCTTTCCTTTCTCGTTGATCACGACCGTAGGCTCAGTGATCCAGTTCTTGAGCTTCTGCATCAGCTCTTCACTGTCGTGCGACTTGCTCAGTGACGCTTCGTCGAACACGATCAGGAGCTTGTTGTCCAAGAAGCTGTTGAAGTTGGTTCCGGCTAGCGTGAAATTCACCATCGTGGTGACGTTGTCCGAAAGCAACGGACGCAGCACATGGTGATAGAGCGCGCCCTTGCCTGTACCTTCGATGCCGTGCAGCACCCACGCAGTGCCGAGCTTTGTCTTGAGCCGGCACAGCGTCGCGAGCCAATTGATGAACTGCCACATCACGTCTTTGCTCGATCCTACGGCCGAGAAGATCGTGTTGTAGATCACGGGGCAACGGCGGTGAAAGTCCAACAGCGTACTGTCTGGCATCGATTCGTCCTCTGCACTGGAGTGCACGATCTTCATGTATTCGCTGTCGGTGTACAAGTTGATCTGGTGGTGACCAGGCTCGTACCGGATCGGATCATGTACATCGAACGCGATGTCGATGTGCGGAAGAATCGATGGGGGGATGCCGAACCCTGCGAGCCATGCTGCAGCAGCGTTCACGTTGCTAGGGTCCACGCGCAGGACATTTGTCTCGCGGTTGTAGTGTCCGATGTAGACTGTCGACTGTCTGTTGGTGGCGTAGAACGCCAAGATCTCAGTCGTTTCGTCGGTCTGGATCGGAGGCAACGATCTGGTCGCTTTGATCAGCGTCTTGTAGAAGTCGGGTGCGACTTCCTTGGTCAAGAGACAGGGTTCGTCCTTGAAGTTGCGGATGAATTCGGGACTCGATTTGCTAACGTAGTAGCCCATCGAGTTGCCGCCGTTCATGTTGAAGTTGATGAACCCGTTGCCAGAATCGCGGAAGTCGTGCAGTCGCACAGGTTCGGCGTTCGTGAGTACTTCGATTGGCCCGTTCGGTGTCTTGAAGTGACGTGTCTTGAACGCGATCTCTTCGAGATTGGCTGCTTTGCGCAGCTCTGCGACCTTGGCGTCGACAGTAGCGAGAGGGATCGGGAAGAACGAGGGAATAGTGAGAGTGGGATGCTTGCGCTTGACGTAGGCTACGGGATCTTTGATCGCGCTGGTGAAGCCTACGCAGCGAGGTGGTGCGATGTAAATGAGCTGCGAGTTCGAGCTCAATGCACGATCGATTGGGAAGTGCAGCCTGGTGTTGGACGGAGTCAAAGCGACGCTGTCGATCACTGGACTCTGGAAGTTGAGCCAGGTCAACCACTCACGAAGCTCGTTCGACTCGATCGGTTTGTCGAGCATGAAGAACACATGCGCAGACAGCTTGGTGGCATGCGGATGATGGCAGCTCGCAGAGAGCTGGCTCACAAAGCTGACGTTGCGCATATACGGCGGGAGCAGGTTGTTGACCGCAGCTTCGACGCCCAAATGCGTCGGTGCGTAGTCGACTTTGTCGAAGTCGATGCACACCCATTCGTGGGGCTCTTCGAGCGCTCTACCAGCACGTGATTCGTGCTTCAGGTCGACGACCAAGTTGCCTTTGAGCAAACACGCCGAACGTGCAGCCTGTTCACGGATGGCTACAGCCATGTCGTGCAGATACGCCACTTCGACTTCAGTCGAAGTGACCTTGTTCACCAGAGGGTAGGGGTTGACGCTGTAGGTCTTCGAGCGTGTGTTGAAGACGATGGTCTTCGTCAAGGGCACGCGCCCGCTGAGGAATGTCAGCTTCACATTGGCTCCTGCCGCTCAGGAGAAGGTGCCCCCGCCGTGTCCACGATGAAGCACGGCGGGGGCGGTCCTGCAGCCACACTGGGGAGAGAGTGGATGCAGGGCAGGCATAGCCCTAGAGCGGCTCCAGGACCAAAGACTGCGTGCCACCGTTCATGAGGCGGTGGCACCCGTTTCGAAGCTACAGCGAACGATCTGCATGGTCAAGTCTTGGCGCAGCCAGCTGGATTCGAACCAGCGACCAACGGTGTTAGAAGCCGCTGCTCTGCCATTCTGAGCTATGGCTGCGTGGTTGTCATGCTGCAATGCGAAGCGGCTCCATGTCCTTCGGGCCGTACTTCTTCAGCATCTTGTTGATCGCGTCCCAGTCGGGTTCGGTCTTCGCACCGTGTTCCATCTGCTCGATCGTACGACCCTTGAGCAAGCCGTATGCGACATGCGTGTCGCGGGCTGTCTTGCGGACGATGCCAACGCGGTGAAGGTGCAGTTCGTTACGAAGCTGTCCCCAACTACGGCGTTCTTCCTTGCGGATGATGCGTGCTTCTTCGGCGAGAGACTTGAGCTTCACGCGAAGCATCTCACGGCGATCGACAACGGTGCTGCGGTCATGTGCGTACATGGCGTGTCCTTGGTTGAGTGAGTTCACAACGGGCACAGCATGTACGTGGGTTAGGAAGTGTTCTAGGTCATCTGACTGCCCTCCGTGTTGGTGTTTGCTGCCCTACGATGCGGTTGCGATCGATGACACGTGTGTCCTGGAACACGCGTTCATAGATCGTAGCATCGTTCTGAAGGCTGATGAACCACTTGTTGGGCTTGATCTCTCGCACTTTCTTGGTCGCAGGATCGCGTACCAGGAGCGAGAGATTTGGGTCGAGGTTCTTCATGCTGGTTCGACGAACAAACAAGTGTAACGAGGATACCAAGTCAGCTGCTGCAGTACAAAAAGCATCTCGGTTTTCTGTCTGAACACCGTAGCGTCGCTTCTGTGCCGCACGGTGCAAAGTTCATCGTGTACCAGGCTCACTAGAAAAACTCCGCGTCTTCCTGTGTACCCGATGATGCACGGCACTTTGAGAGTGATAGCGATCTCAGTGGGCACAGGTATGTAGATTTCACCCTGCTTTCGTCGACGTCCCGCGAACGGGAAAATGCGTTCGACGTCAGTCATCGTTTTCTGCCGTGGCAATGAGCGACTCTAGGTCGTCAATTGCAGATCTGGCTCTGCTTACGATCTCACCCATGTCGTGACTGCAACCTTCGCATTCACCTTCAGAGTGCATGCCACGCCAATCATCTGCGGTGTACTCTTCAGCGATCCACTCGACGATCCCATACTCCTGACCTAGCGCATTGACTAGTGGATGCTGTTGGTTCTGTGGAGCGCACTCAATCACAGCTTGTACAGCAGAGCTGCCGTCAATCTCTGCTGCGATCTTAACAGCGAGTTCTACGAGTTCATTATCGTCCAGAAGAGAAGACAACAGCTCTTCGATCACGATTTTGTGGTCGAGTCCAGCTGCAAGCGCTTCGAACAACGAAGCGCGGAAGCTGTGATCTTCTGCTGCTTTTTCTGCGATGCTACCGGCGATTGAGACTGGGTTGATCTCAAGTTGTGCATTCCACTCTTCGAAGCTGATGGATGGTGCGTTCATTACATCAATCCTCGTGAGGCCAGAGAAATAGGTTCGCCCTCGCCGACCACGAAATGGTCGAGTAGGCGCACGTCCACCAGCGCCAGGGCATCGGCCAGGCGCCGGGTGATGGCGATGTCGGCGGCGCTGGGCTCGGCAACGCCGGAAGGGTGGTTGTGGGCCACGATCACAGCTGCTGCGTTGTACTTGAGTGCTTGTGACACGACCGTGCGAGGATGAACACTGGCACCGTCAATGGTGCCACGGAATGCGATTTCTGATGTGATCACTCGGTGGCGCCCGTCGAGGTAAACTACGGCGAACACTTCGTTGTTTTCAGCACCGAGCCAGGTCTTCAGATACTCAGTACCAGCACGCGGGTCGGCGAGCGGAGTAGGATTACGCAGCCATCGTTCACCGAGGATGCTGGTAGCGAGCCCAACGATTTCGTCGGCTGTGTAACCGTCCTTGGGGCTCTTGTACTTGCGATTAAGTTTTGATCGCTTGGCTTTGATAGTCATTCATCGATCCAGTGATCATTTCACGCACTTCAGGATCGTTACGAACGCTGTCAAAAATCTCTTTCGCTTCGACACCCATAGTCGCGAAGATGTAGTTTTTGAGCGCGATTTCGTACAGTTGCAGCCAGACTATGTCAGGCATGTTGCTGCGGTACTTGGTCAAGATACCGAGCAAAGTAAACACATCGTTCATGCGGTCATCGTTCAGCTTGTCCATGCCAGGAATCAGCATAAGACGAATTGCATCGCCACTGACACATCCTTTGATCTCATCAGGGACTTTGTGTGATGCGCGTTCGGCAGCAAGTTCTTCGTCAGTGTATTCAGGACGTTCGAATCTGTCGCACAGTGCGTGCGATAGCACGCACAGCTTTGCGAACATCTCTTTTCTGTCGCTTGAATCTTCAAGTGTTTCGCGCAGCAGCTTCAACGTGGTTTTCTTGTGGTCTGTAGCCATTGCATTCCCCATGAAAAAGTCACCAGCCCCGAAGGGCTGGTGACTTGGTGGTACAACAGTTGATCAGCTGACGTGCGCCAGGATCTTCTCGACCTGGCGATCCATGCCCAGGCCACCGATCGCACCCTGCACCATCTTCTCCAGCGCACTCGACAGTTCATCGGCCGGCGTACGCGTCTCGCGCGGACGATTCAGCAGGTTGAGCTGCATTTTCATCGTGCGAGCCGCTTCGATCAACGCGTCCTCGGTCACTTCCGTCACGATCTCATCAGGAGCAGCCAGCTTGATCTGTGCCAGCTTCGCACGCTTAACGACTTCCGCCACAACGGCCGGAATCGTTCCTGCGAGTTCGGCACCGACCCGCTCCAGAGACGCTGAAGCCGGGATCGTGTCGCCACCGTATGCACGAATCAGGCGTTCGATGCCCTTGGCATCTGGTGCGGTGACTTCGATCACCGCATCGAGACGACCAGGACGCAGCATCGCGGGAGTCACTGCGCTCAGGTCGTTGGTGGTCAGGACGACGATCACGTTGCTCGACTTGGAGTCGATGCCGTCGATGATGTTCAACACATCGTCCACGGCCACGGTGCGTTCTCCGGAGAGGACGCGATCGATGTCCTCGCAGAAGATCACACACGCCGGCGACTGGTACTGCTTGGAGAAGGCGACGGCATCCGCCAACTCATCGGCCCGCGGCACGTAGATGTACGTGACGCCCGACTGCACGGCGAGCTTCGATGCCACCTTGGCCGCGAGAGTCTTGCCGGTGCCGTACGTTCCACCGAGCAGCACGCCCCGCTTGACGGGGACCTTGTTACGCAGGCAGTCGCCGACGCGGGTGATGGGGGTGAACAGGTTCGTCTGGATCGCCGCCTCGACATCGGGTGGGTAGACCAGGAGCGACTCGTCCACGTCATCGGTGTTGAGGAACGAGGGTTCGGGCATGTGCAGCACTTTGCCGTTGTCGTCGCGGAAGCGCAGCTTGAACGCCTTGCCGCGGTACAACGAATTGACCGCGAGTTCGGCACGAACCAGGTTGAAGATCCTCTGGACGGCCGGTTCATCGCGGCGCTTGACCATACCGGTCAGTGCGAAGCACATGCGACCGTGTTGGTTCGCGGTGTCACACGCGATGTGGCCTTCGACACCAGGCAGTTCGAACTTACCCCAGGGCACCTGCTTGTGCTGCTGGTATCCCACCTCCACGGTGATCATGGCGGGCGGGGTGGTCCCCCACTGGCCGCTGTTGACGGCCGGCGCCCAGCCGTAGATGTCGGTGAGCACCTTGGCCAGCGCGTTCGCGCCGTCCCAGGGGAACACGTCGAAGGTGTCGTTGAGCTGGACAGCCTGGGTCTCGTATTGCATGCGCCGCTTGATCAGATCGATCGCTTCCGGGTACTCCATCGCTTCCGGAACGATCAGTTTGTCGCCGATCTTCACGACGTCGGTGACGACGACCCGCTTGTTGGGATCGCCCTTTTCGAGGGTGTTGCTCATAGTGTGCAGTCTCCGTTGTTCGGCCAAAGAAACCACCTGCGACAGGCCGAGTGCCAGCAGATGGGTGTGAATTAGGGGTTGTAGCGAAATTTCGTTGCGGCTCGTATTTTGTCGTATGCTTCTTCTGCTTGCTTCTTTGTAGTGATGATCCCTTCACGAGCTTGTGTGGCTTGGATAACCGGTACCATCAATTTCTTGCGCAAATATTCGTTAGCGAGGATTGCGCGAATGTTGGTGCGAGTGTTTTTCATCGTAATGGGTGCGCGTACTCGCCTTCAAACCCGCCAGAGCTGATCCACTCGCTGTTGGGCACCAGGAGCAGCGTACGTGGCCACGGGTATGAGGTCAGGAAGCGGTCTGTGTAGTGGGTTTCCATGACCGTCACGTACTTGCCCGAGTACGAATCCACGTAGCCGACCCGCGCAAAGCCCATGCCGACCGGCTGGCCTAGCGGCGTTTCCTGCGAGTCCAGAATCAGGTCGGCTTCAAAGACGTGCGCGCAGATCAGCGCTGCGTCGGTGAAGATGCAGGTGCGGTCCGCGACAGGCTCAGACGCCAGCGCCGAGCCGCACAACATAGCCGCTGCAACGGTGGCTAGCTTCACTTCGATTCCTCCAACACCACCAGCGCCACGCGCCTGCCGTCCCACTCTTTCGGCAATGGCACATAGGGCAGCGCCGCTGGGCCTTTAGCGCGATACGGTGGGCGCTGTTCCAATCGCACAGTCGGCGCCCCCTCCACCCGCAGCCCCAGTCGGGCTAGGCGGCAGAGTTCGGCAATATCAGCGAAGTCAATGACGGCCATCAGCGTTTCCTCGTCGCACGCTGCCTCAACCTCCGCGATGCGTTCCAGGTTCATGGCTTGCGTTCCTCCTGTATCAGTCGCTCCAGGTAAACCGCGCCGTCGAGCAATTCCTCCTGCGCATGGATGAGCCAGTCCAGCCGGCTAAGATCGGTGCGGGCCATCGTGGTGCCGTACTTGGCGATGCCTATGCGGGAGCGATAGGCGAGCTTCTCGCGCACGGATTCGATGATTGGATCGTCGCTCACTTCCCCACCCTCACGATCAGCACGCGGGAGCCTGCCCATTCGTCGGGGACGGTAGCAACTACCGTGCTTATGCTACCCCCACCAACTAGCGCCTCCACCGCCCCCGTCGCGTCGATCCGACCCTTGCTGGCGTCGGTGGAGAGGGCTGCGCGTGCGATGTAAAGTTCGTCCGTTTCCCGAAGCTCGTCCATATCTGTCAACAACCGCAGCGCCTCATCCTTCGCCGCGCACGCCGCAGTCAGGCGCGATACCTCGGCCTCTGCTCTCATCAAGGCATCGCAGCGCAATACGTCATGCTTGCGATGGGCGGCTACCTCGGCGCGAGCATCTGCAAGCTGGCACAGGATCGCCGTGACCAGCAGGACTAGATCGCCCTTGCCGTGCCGTTCGCTGACCATCGTGCGGGCGGCGTTGTCCTCGTCGAAGCGTTTGGTGTCGCACGGGTGGAACGCTTTGACCTGTGCGGGCGTCAAGTAGTGCGCGCGTGCGCCATCGGTTAGCAGTTGCGGCAGCGGTTCGATATCGTCGCGCACCTTGAGCAGTTCCTCGTAGCGCGCTACCTCGGCGCGCAACTCGGCCAGCGTCTTGGACTGATCAGGTATCACACGAGCGATAGCATCAATAATGGCGATGGCTGATGCCCGGTGGCCGTTTTCTATGGCGTGTTTCAGTTCAATTAATTCGCCAAACAGGACCGCCCGGCGTGCGTGCATCTTCGCTACCTCGGCGCGCAGGCGTTCGATCTCAACCATCGCGCATTCGTAGTGTCCGCGCCCCCACGATACACAGCCCTCTGCGTGCGTCGTGCCGTGGTTTGCCTGCCTCTCGACCACGCGGCGGCGGTCTTGTTCCATCGCGGCAATGAATGCGACGTATAGCGTCCCACCAGTGTCTCTTGTGTCGTTGTAGGCACGCCGGAAGGCGTCGTGGTCCTCATCCGTCACCGGCTCGATCTGCGGCTGAGCGGTCATGCGCGTGCCTCCTTGTACGCCGCGATGTCCTCGGCCGTGACCGTGCGCTCGCGGACCCTGCCGACGACGGTCCAATAGCGCCCGGTGATGTGCTTCGCGGTCCAGTCCCGCAGCAGGGTGTCCAGTTCCTTGCGCGCCTCCGGCTTTACGTCGTCGAACACCGGGTCTTCTAGGCCGCAGTCCTCGCAAATCGCCTCGTCGGCGCGTTCGAGCAGCCAGTCGATTTCTCCCGCGACGTACTCGCTCAAGTCCACGGTCTCGGTGTCCGCCTCGTAGATGATCGCGCCGACTTCCAAGCGTTCGTCGTTGTAGAGCGCATCCATAGCGTCGTCGAAGTCGTCGAAGTACAGGGTTTCGGCGTCGATGCCGTACATTGGCGTCGGCTCGATCGTCTGGACTAGCGGCACCATCTTCCAGCGGGTCATGGCGTTGGCTCCTTTGGTGGCGCGGGGAGGGGCATCCAGTGGGTCGGCCATTCCGCCCCCGCCCGTAGATTGCTTATTTGCCCGACAGTCACAAGCGTTGACGGCCACGACAACAGCACTCGCTTCCCATCCTTCGGCGCAGTCTCAATCGGCCGCCACCCATTCGCCGCCGTCAGACGCGCTACCATCACATCCTCATCCGTCACCGGCTCGATGGCCGGCAGGTTGACTTCATTCATCGCGCAGTGCCTTGCTCGGCTTGCCACAGTAGCCGCAGCGGCATGGGGCTTCGTTCTGAAAACACCATGCGCCTGATCCGCTGTCTCCTGGGCAGTAATGGTTGGCGTCAGAGTGGCGCTTGAATGCCCAGCGCCATACAGAACGCACGAATCTACGAATCACTGAGCTGGCTGGTTCACCTTTTGCTACACGGATAAAGCTAGGCATCGCTGTTCTCCTTCCCGTTGAGTGCCGCCGTCAGCCGCGCTACCTCGGCGCGCAGCGTGTTGCGCTCAGATACTACTGCTTTGAACGCCTCCTCTTCGCCGCAGATCAAGTCGTCGGCACGAGCACAACCGGGGAACCCTCTGGTGCACTTCGCCATTTCGGTGAGTCCGCAGTAGACGCACGGGGTTGCTTGGACTGCGACTAGCGTTCGCAGATGGGTGTTCTCGGCGCGGAGGCCCTCGACCTCGCTAGCCTGCCGCTCCGCCACGCGGCGGCGGTCTTGTTCGAGGATGTGCTTTATGTTGATGAAGTAGGACTGCGTCGCAACGCGAGTATCCTCATCCGTCACCGGCTCTATGGCCGGCTGGCCGCTCACGGCTTCACCTCGAACGCGGCCTTGAGGGCGGCGCGCATGGCGTGCTTGTCTGTTGGCCCGACGCAGCAGAATGTTTCAAGCGCCCGCTCCACATCCTCCTCACTCGGCCCCCACTCTGGGGCGGCGGCGAGCAGGTTGTAGTAGATCGACCCTGCGCTGTCAGTGCGACCAGTGTCTATTGCATCGACCATCGCTGGCGTCAACTCCACCGGCACCATCTTCCACTTGCTCATGGCTTCCTCCGCTTCGCAGCCGCACGGGTGGCGGCGTTGAGGGCTTTCAGTGCTGCCTCAGCCTTCGCGGTATGCGCCCAGCCAGTCCACGATGCCAGCAGCGGCTTCACTTCACGGAGGAACACCCGCGTAGCCTCGGCAACGGTGGTCTGGCGCTGATCCGCAGCACTCGCGCGCTTGTGGGTCTGGATGTCGGTGAACTCGCCGGACTTGCGCTTGGCCAGAAGCTTGGTGTCCTTCGTGCTGTGGTGGGTGGTGCGTTTGGTGGTCATGTCAGTTTTCCAGTTTTCAGGTTCCCGGTGATGACGATTCGGGATGAGATGTAGTTCTTACCTTGCGGTGTTTCCCCTACATAGTATGACGCACCAGCTGGAATGAGGCAGCGTACTAAATAGACGTATTCGCGATTACACGCGAAGGCATCTTTTTTTGTGGCGTAACTGTGGTATCCGTCGTGTCCTTCCCAAAAATACAAGTTTTTATACAACCTGTTTTTATACAACCTGATTCTTTGGTATGGATTGTACGCACCATCGAAATAGCGGAAAGCATAGGATAATGACTCCCATGCTTCACATTCTTTATCGCGCAGCATCAATTTGTAGCAAACGATGCCGTTTTTGGGGGCAATTCGTCTGGTTGGTCTTTTGCGTCCGAATGTGATGCACATGGTTACTTGATCCTATCGATGAGCTGCTGTGCCAAAGACTCGCACTGCTCGCGACAAAACGCGAGAGTACGAATTACACCGTGTTCACTGTCGGCAAAAACGCTTCGAAGCGTTTCGTCGTCTTCGAACATGTGCATCTGCTCAAGATCACGCGCATCGCCAGCATGGGCGCAGTCATAGCCGAACCACCACAGATTTTTAGACTCGATCGGATAGTCTGGACTGCCAGCTGCATAGGTGATGCTGCCATGTACGTCGAATACGGCATCAGGCGAGGCACGATGATTGTCGGTCGCTGCAACAAGAACTGAAATGATGCCGCGGTGGCCGATCGGCTCTTCAGCGGGAAAAGTCAGTGCGGTGCTTGGTTCTGAGTAGCCGACACCGTACAGTGGGTGCGTTGGTGGAATACCGACGTAGCCGCAGCGATGACCCATCTTGGTCATGATGACTACAGCACGAAATCCTGCGTCAGTGATCCAGTCTGCTTCGACAATGTGGCTCATGGCATTACTCCTGTTTGATTCTGAAATCGCAGAACCGAGTGTCGAAGGTAGGAAACGGGTGTTCACGCCAGATGTCAGTGCCACGTAGCATGACTTCGATCTCAGCATCGTCCAGGTAGGCACTGACCAATGGATGCTGCTGCTCGAACGGTGGCAATTTCGAGACGAACACTTTTCTGGTCAACAGACGATGGTTCTTGGCAGCTAAGGGCTGGTTGCGAAGGTAGTGAATGGCTTCCTGCCGGTCGAGACACATCCTTTCCATGATGTACTCGATGTTCCGTTCAGTCAGATGCTTCTTGATCTCCAGTCGATGGCGTGTGTAGTAGAAGGTAAGCAGCGAAAGCAGTACTGCTATGGTCGCAAGGAAGATCATGTAAGCGATGTAGGCGAAGTTCATGGACTGACTGGCTCCTGGCCCTAAGCGGTTGGGGTGCGTGTATGCAGTAAAAAACCCTACACCTTTCGGTGCAGGGGTCGGGTGTTACGTGGCCACGCCTTGGGGCAGCGAGCACTTGGTGCCGGTTTTCTGCAGTTCGCGGTAAAAGTACGTCTTGTCGTTGTTGTCCAGCGCCTTGAGCTGCTTCATGAAGTCCATCGCGGTCTCGCCGGGGAGCGAGAACTGCTCGCGCATCGCGGTGGTGAAGGTGGGTTCGTTCATTTTGTTTCTCCGTTGATTTTGAGTTTCGCACCGAAGTAGGCTTTGCAATTGTGCAATTTGCCAGTGGGTGTGGCAAGCCGCCATGTACCGTTGCTAAGTTCTACCCAATAAAGTCTTCGATGTTTGCAGTACTTGCACTGCACGTCATAGTCAGATTCTTCGTTGATGTAGTCTTTGCTGTACAAGCCAGCCATTTTGCCCATCACACATCTCCGGTAAATAGTGCCGGTTACCGCGTCCGGCGCTCTAGGGGCGAGCTCGCAAGCTCTGAGCGGTGTGCGCACATTTTCGGGAGTTGAGTCCCACGGCTCTACGCAGACTACGAGCTGCGCATCAAGGACAGTTTTCTAGGGGTTGGATGTCAGCCGCCCTGTCGCACCCGGCGAGGGTGGTTCCTCGCCGGGTTCCTGCTCGTTACGCTGCAGCCTGCCGCGCTCTGCGGCTTACGCCGCAGCCTGGCGCAGCTTCTCCAGCCGTGCCGCCTTCCGCTTCGCGATCTCGGCATCGAGCTTCAGGTTCCGCTCCTTCTTCTTCAGCTCGAACTTCGCCTGCTGGATCTCCAGGGCCTCGTGCAGGTTGTTCACCGGGCGGAATTTCGTCGTGCCGACTTCGTCGATGCTGACGTCGAAGAGGTACGGGATGCCCGAGCCGTCCTGACGCTGTAGGTCGATGCTCGGGCAGTAGGTGTCGTACAGCGCGTTGAGGTATACGTTGATCTCCTCCGCGGCGTCGTACACTTCGTCGGGCGTCGGCACCGGCTCCGGGTGCACCCCGGCCGGTAGCTGCCGGACTTCGTTCCTGCGATCGAACATCGTCGCGCTGTCGTCGCCCAGCGTCGGGCGGTTCGCCATGCGCTCCAGGACGCCGGTGCGGAAGAGCACCTGCTTCTGGACGCTGTTGAGCAGGCTGAAGATCTTCGGAGCGCCGTTCGCAGCGCCGAGGCTGTCGAGGATCATGTCGCACGCCTCGATCAGGTCACCGTCGACGCTGGTCACGAGGTCGGCGGTCTGTGCCACCTTCAGTTTGAACTCGCCGGTCAGGTTCTGGCCGGTGTTCTTCGCGATGTCGTCCAGCGCCGCGGAGAGCATGGAGCGGCCCAGCCTGCTGATGCGGTAGCTGGTCTCGCTCTCGGCCGTCGGCGTGTCCTCGGCGATCTCCTGCGCGGTGACGACCGGCGTCTTCGGCTTCGTGGCGGTGGCGATGGCGACGGCCATGGCGGTCGGCTGGCGGTAGGACTTGGTCTTGCTGCTCTTGGTCTTGGTCATGTCGTGATTTTGCCTTTGGTTGTTGATGCGGAGTGCATCGGATTGGGCGGGATCGCCCAAAAACGAAGAGCCTAGCGAGCGAAGCGAGCTAGGTCGGTAGATCTACTGTACTGAGTCCCATCTTGGTGATTTGTTCAGCGCGTCGCATCGCAGCTTCGACAGTGAATGTTTTGACGAGGTTGCGAAATGCGTTATTCGTGAGAAGCGGTTCTTTCGCAGCAGCTTGGATGTGTTCGAGTGCATCACGCAGTACTTCGGCTTCGCATCCGATGCGTGTGCAGTTCTTGACTGCGGCAGCGGTTTGATCGTTCTCGATCATGATGAGCAGATCTTGGATCTGGTGCAGGTAGCTGTTTTCGCGTAGTGGCATGTCAGTGGCTCTTGGTTGTGGTCGTGGGTTCCTTCTTGTGGCAGTCGCACATTTTGAAGATGTGTCGGATCTGTGCGAGATCGTGATCAGCAGCGGCCTTGAAGATCTCATAGAGCTGCGCACGCAGGACTTCGGCTTCGTGCGCGATCTGCGCCAGCGCACGAGCAGTCTTCTGTTGTCCTTCGAGATTGTCGTTCTGGACTGTGTAATTGAGTGCCTCACTGATGCGTTGGATGTACGGGATGGATGGATCATCGTGCTGCATGGTCAGGTCTCCGGGCTGAGTACTGCGGTGGCGATCACGTGGATGCGTACGAAGTCTGCGTCGCTGATCGGATTGGCGGCGATGACCTTGATGGTGTTCATCGCGAGATATAGTTGGTCGTAGCGATCGGCTTTGGCGCAGACTTCGTCGAGCGTTGTTGCTGCGCCAGCTAGGTCGATTTCAGCTTCCTGTACGTCAGCGTTGAGCTTGATGCGTACTTCCATGCCGTACATCAAGGCATGGCGTAGTTTGGCTGTGTTTTGTAGTTGTGGCATAGGATCTCTCCTGTGGGTGAATCGAAGCTGCAGGTCGTTGGTTTGAGCTGTAGGACGTAGGGTGGTTCGGTGATGTAAGCGGTGATGGTGTTGGGACTGATGGCGAGGTGAGCTGCGTAGTGGCAGCTCAGGTCGTCGACCGAAGGACTGGGTGCGATGCAGAGCACCATCAGTGGCAGGATTGGGATCATGCCGATCACCACTCAGCCATGAGCAGAAAGATTACGAGCATGGCGCCTGCGACCGTGGCCCAGGAGCCTACGATCGCGGCACCGATGCCGATGAACAGAGCGACAGAGCTCATGAAGCTACGAGCACCGGCGTAGTCGGTCTCGTGGTCGTCTTTGCGTCGGTGGTTGGTCGTGGTTCGTTTCGGTACACGGGTCATGCTACTTCTTCCTCGTACTGTGCGGTCCAGTCGGGGGCTGGCACGATGGCTTCGATGTTGGGGGCCTTGTTGGCGCAGTCTATGCAGATGCTGCACGGACCATTCCACTTGAGACTGTGGGGTTGATAGCCCAGGTTCTGCGGGAAGCGGACGAATTTTCCACACTCGTTGCAACGCTCCCACTGTTGGCCGGTCTTGTCGATGACGCCACTCATGCTGTTCTCCAGGAACGAGCGGAATGCTCACACGAGCAGAGCCCCTAGCCCGAAGGGCTAGGGGCGCAGTGTTTACCGGACTAGGTCGCGGACAGCCATCAGGATCTTGCCGAGGTGGTTCTCACCGCGGCCGTTGCACACACCCCAGTAAGTGTCGTTCCACCAGTTGTCCTCCACAAGTTCTGCGTCGCCGGTGGCGAGCAGCTTGTTGCGATACAGGGGGAGCTGGAACTTCCGATATACGAGCGTGTACATCACGTTTAAGCGAGCGGCGAGCCAATCGGGCTTGAGCTGCTTGTAGCGTGTGAAGCTCTTAGCCCCTGCGGCGGTCATGCCGGTCTGTACACGTAGGTAGAACTCTTCAAGGTCATCAGGTAGCAGCTTCGCTGCTTGATAGGCATGCTCGACGGACGGGTACTGACGTCCGTCCACGCCAGTGATGAAGCAGGGCGCGAAGTTGCTGAGCCAGCGGTAGCGGCCATTGAAGCCAGCGATCTTCATAGCGGTCTCCAGGGGAGCACGATGCTCACACGAGCAGAGCCCCGCGCGCGGAGCGCGAGGGGCAGCACGTGGATGTTCCAAGTACCGGGACGGGTGATGTTCCACGGACAAGGAAAACAGTACGAAGGTCTTCGTCGAAAGTGGCTACATTGGTCGATTATTGACCAGAAATGTAGCCACCTTGTAGCCAGTTTTTGTTAGGGGAATTTTGACGCGAAGCTAACAAAACATTAATGTTCGCACGGATTTGTAGCCAATGTAGCCACTTTGTAGCCAAAATGTAGCCACCATTTGTAGCCACTTTGTAGCCACTTTTTGGGGGGTACGAATGTAGGAAGATCAAGCACTTAGAATTTTATTCTTATTTTTAAGTCTAAGAATGTTTGAGAAAAAGCCAAAAGTCGGTCAGCATGGCAAAGTAGCTGAACGAAGTGTTAAACCGGTACGTTTCTGGGGGGAGGTAGAAAAAGTGGCTACAGTGGCTACATTTCTCAAACGTGCGTTTCAATGTGGCCGTGGAACATAGGGGCGTGACGCCTCCCGTGCCGGTGGGCGGCAGCTGGGCTCTAAGCACTGAGTGCTAGGTGTGGAGGACGCAGTGCTAGGAGCTAAGCACTGAGTGCTGAGTGCTAGGGATGGGCTCCAAGTACTAAGCACCAAGCACTGAGTGCTAGGGACTAGGGACAGGGACCCCGCACTTAGCACCTCGCCTCACGTGCGAGGAATTTCGTTCCGCGCACGGGGAATTTAATCGCTGCGCACTGAGTGCGAGGGATTTAATCCCGAGGACTGAGGATTTAATCCTTGGGGCTGAGGATTTAATCGGCGCGCTGTGGACTGCCTAGCTCCTGGCCCTCAGTAGCTAAGCCCCGTCCGTAGGACGGGGGCTTAGCGGTCAGGCGTGCGTGAAGCGTCCGGTGAAGCGCACCCATTTCCAGCCTTCGAGGCGTTCGTAGCCGAACGCCCAGCGGTAGGCGCGCAGCCACAAGCTCCAGAGAATTGCAGCAGCCTCAGCCTGGAGCAGGCCCATGGTCGACGTTCCGAGGAACGTGACGATCACCGTGCCGTGCACGATGACATCGGCCCAGCCGGCATAGCCGACGATCCGGCGACGCGCTGCTGGCGACACATGCGCCAGCAGCAGCCACACGGAGAAAAAGCTCACAAGCGCAGCGACGAGGAACATAGACACCTCCTACGGAGCACAGTGCTCACACGAGCAAAGCCCCACGCGCGAGGCGCGTGGGGCTAGTGGGTCACTCGGGGTTGACGAGCTTTTCGAGATGGTCGACGTTGCGCGATGCAACGATCTCGAACGCACGCGCCGCGATGGCGGCTTGTTCTTCGATCTGCTTGGCCATGCGGCGAGCACGGGCTTCAGCGAGATCTTCCTTGAACTCGGCAGCGAAGGCTTTGGCCTTCGACGCGCCACGCAGCGTGGCGTCTTCGATCTTGACGATGAGGTTGGACAGGCGCATAGCGTTCTCCTTGTGAGCTGGATGCTCAACGCGGCAAAGCCCCTCGCCCAGAGGGCGAGGGGCCAATACATCAGTTGCCGAGGGTGTATCCCCAGCGACCGCCCATCAGCGGCACGACCTTGCAGGAACCGTAGCCGTAGCGCTTGGCGCTGGCGACGCCCGCGGCGATCGCCTCGTCCTTCGAGGCGTACCCGTCCGTGGTGGGGGTGTGCACGTCGACCACGTTGACGTGGTTGGTGTGCGAGTCGCCCAGGGCGTCGAGGCGGCGGCGCAGGTCCGCCATCTCGGCACTGATCAGGGCGAACTTGCTGTCCACCAGGGACAGCAGCGCAGCGTTGGTGATCTTGGCCATGCGACATCTCCTCTTCGTGAGCAGGATGCTCACAGCAGCAGAGCCCCTCGCTCGAAGAGCGAGGGGGGCGGGGGTATGGAGTCCCTTGGAGCTTTGCGAGGGGGTGTCAGATCCGAAGTGGGGGGTGGTTGCTTTGGCTCTAGGGGGCAGGGGTGCCATCGCTCGCTACTTAGTCCACCCCCCATAGCTACGAAGAACTTCGTACTTAGCTACTCAATTTCCCTGCAAAAAGGGTCCCATCTGCCACCACTTCCCACTGCAATAAAAATGTGTCACGCTCTTCGCGTGACACACCCACAGGCCAATATCATGCGAACGATCGTTGCAGTCCTCATGACGCTGTCGCTCAGCGCCTGCATCACCACTGCAGAGCGCGAGTCGTACAGCGCGCAGATCAAGCTCGCCGCGGACATCGCTGCGGAGGAGAAGGCCGAAGCGCGCGCTACCGCGGCGGAGATGGCCAAAGCGTGCAAGAACGACACGTGCAGGGTGGCGGTCTACGCGCTCTATGCCGCGAACGGCGGCAACGCCACGCCGGCGATGAATGTGGAGCGGATGCCGACGAACGCGGAAGTGTTCTGGCGTGGCATGGCGCAGACGCTGCCGATCCTGGCGCCGGCTGCGGTGTCTGCGCTGCAGAGCAGGTACAACCGCGACACGACGCTCGGGATGTACGACATGTTCGAGAACATGTACGCGAGCGGGACGAGCGCGGTATCGAGCACCGCGACCGCAGGCTTCGACGCCCTGTCGAATGTCTCCACGTCTGCCGTGGAGAATGCCGGCACGCACATCAATGCGGAAGGCGGTTCGAACGTCGCACTTGGCGGCTCGACCATCATCGACGACGTTGGCGCTATCGCGGTCGGCAACTCCCAGGCCAACGGCACGGAAGGCGTGAACGTGGACGGCCAGAGCCGGTTCCAGTCGCCGGACTACAACGTGGATCTGGACCTGTCGGCGGGTGATTGCACCGGCTCGGCAACGACAGGGGCGGGTGGATCCGCGTCCTGCGACGCAGGGTCACTTGTCCCGCCCACCGTACCTGGAGGCTGAGCCATGCTGCAGTGGATCCTTTTGCTGACTGGTGCCGCGGTCTACGGCACGTGGCTGTACCACCAGGCACCGCAGCTGGACATGACCACGAGGCTGACCACCAGTCTGCTGTTGGGACTGTTGTGGCCCGTGGTCGCGGCGCACTATGTTGTAGTGGCGCTGCGCGCCGTGCGCGGCGAGGTCGATGTAGATAGCCCAGGCGGCACGGACTAACTGATACCTGCGAAGGTACTTGAGCCGCCACAATCCCACAGATGAAACAGATATCCGGAGGATTCATGAACATGAGCGAATTCAAGGCGTGGTTCGAAGGGTTCTCTGAAGTGATCACAGTCGCACCAAACCCCCAGCAGTGGGCGCGGATCAAGCAGCGCCTGGCGCAGGTAGACGGTGTGCCGACTACTTACCCTGTCTACCTGCGGGAGTACGGGTACCCGGTCGGCCGTGAGTGGTGGGTCTACCCGAGTCTGTCGCCGACAGTTACGTGCGGCAGCACCGGTAGCTTCGTGACGTCGGGCTACGTACAGAACGCTGAAGCCATGGCCGACAACTACAACCCGCCAGGCTTCGCGACGAGCGCCACCCTCACGGTGCCGTTCGACGCCCTGGCCGCGTTCAACTTCGCCGGTCGTGCCGAGTTCGACGCCACGCAGAAGGTGAGCGCATGAACTTCGGCGACGCGTTGTCACAGATCAAGACTGGCGGGCTGCTGCGCCGCCAGGACTGGCCCGCGGGCGAGTACGTGTTCCTCGTCCGCGGATCGACGTTCACGGTCAATCGTGCCCCGTTGCTGGGGATCTACGAACCGGGCACGCTGGTCACGTACGGCGATCACATCGACAAGCGGCAGAGCGACGGCGACATCGCGCCGTGGACGCCGAGCCATGGTGACCTGATGGGCGATGACTGGGTGCGGGCCACGGCGCCGAAGCCGTCGCTCGTCCCCGCTGCGTGATCGGATGGTTGTGCAGGCTGCTGGGATGCTGCCCCCAGCAGCCTGATCCGCCAGCCCAGCTCAGGCTGGTCTGGCGCGTACAAGGCAGAACCCACAACACCTACTTCGAGGGCGAAAACATGGCAGGTCGCATCACTACTGAGCAGCGCGTATCGATCGAGGTCTTCCCGAAGACCGCCGCGGGGAACCCGGCAGTGATCGATGGACCGGTTACCTTCGCTTCGGCGGACGAGACCATCGCGACGGTCACGACGACCGGCGACAACAGTGCGTACGTCGTCGCGGCGGGGCTTGGAGCCACGCAGATCCTGGCGAGCTTCGATGCCGATCTGGGCGAAGGCGTTCGCACGCTGACGTTCACTGGCGCGATCGAAGTTGTTGGTGCCGAGGCTGAAGGCGCCGAGATCGTGTTCGGTACCCCCGAACTGATCCCGCCCGCTGGCTGATGGTCAAGTACGTCGAGGGACGCACCGACATGGATCGGAGGAAGTCAGGTGTGATGATCCATGTACAGACACTGCTGACGGGGCTGGTCGCGGCAGGCGTGGGGTTCCTTGGCGTGCAGTTTTGGAACATGTCGCATGAGCAGACGCGCGCAGTCGAGACGCTACATGAGCTCAGAAGCTCGGTGTCCTCGCTGCGCGCCGATGCCCAGCGCATGTTGACCCGTGAAGAAATGAGCCAGTACGTCATTTCGTTGCGCGACGCCGATGCGGACCTGCAGCGGCGCATCGATCGCATGGAAGCGGCGTACTTCGACCGCACGCAGGGAAACAGGCCATGAACTACATCCTGATGTTCTACATGGCGCTTGCCATCCTCGGCGCGGTGACGGTGCTGCTGGAGACATGCGTGGTGTGCTTGAAGGTGTTCAGGATCATCTCGGGAGAGCGCGAACGTGAAACGCTTGCCGCGCGGCATCCGTAACAACAATCCGGGGAACATTCGCCGGTCGCGCGACCCGTGGCAGGGGCTCGCTGCCGAGCAGCAGGACGTCGCGTTCTTCACTTTCGCGTCCATGGCCGACGGTGTGCGCGCCGCGGCGCGGATCTTCATCACGTACTACGACAAGCACAACCTCAGTACGGTGCGCGAAATCATCGATCGGTGGGCTCCGCCCGTCGAAAACAACACCGACGCGTACGTTTCGGTGGTCGCAGCTGCGCTTGACGTCGATCCTGACGCCCCGATCGACCTGCAGGACTACGCGGTGCTCAAACCGCTGCTCAAAGCGGTGTTCAAGCACGAAAACGGCGGCAATTTCGTCAAGGACGCGGACCTGGACGAGGGTCTGCGGCGCGCTGGCGTGATCAATCGCGCCCCGACACGGCCCATGCGCGACCCACAGGTAGCCACCGCGACCGTCGCGACGGCGTCGACCGTCGCCACAGGCGCCGTTGCCTACTCCGAGATCCGTACCCTCAGCTCCGAACTGCGCGACGAGGGGGTGGAGAGTGGAAGTTCGGTGCTCGTGTACGTCGGATGGGGCCTCAGCATGGTTTCCCTGGTGCTGCTGGGGGTCCTGGCGTACAAGCGACTGCGACTGCGGAGTGGAAAATGAACCTTGCGACCGCGAAACTCGTCGTCATTCTCTTCATTTTTATTGCCGTGGGCGGATTCTTGTGGTCCCTGTACGCTGGGGCCGTGGAAAAGGGCCGGGACGAGGTCAGGGACCAGGTAGAAGCGCACTTGGCCGACTACATCGCGAAGAAAGCGGAGCGGATCAGGGCTATGCAGGAAAAACAGGCTGAAGACGCCGCGGCGAATGCCGCTGCAGAGGCCGAAATGGCGGGAAAAGTGGATCCGATCATCAAAGAGGTGGTGCGCTATGTGGAACGTAAGCCGTCTGACCCTGTTTGCGTGCTGCCTCCTGACATTGTCAAGCTGCTCAACGATGCGCGTCGCCCCGGAGGCTGACGAACCGGTCGTCATCAACTGTCGGATCGACGCGTTTTTGCCCGCCGAGCCGTTGCCGCTGACGGACGGGAAACTTGACACCTTCGCCGTGCAGGATCCGGTCATTTCCAAGCTACGCCACACCGAAGTGATTCGCCGCTGCGCGCTGATTGACTGCATTTTGTCGCTCGAAGAGTATGGTATTGTCGACCTGCCGATCGCGATCGAGCCTTGTGAGGATTTGCCGTGACAAACCCGCAGCGCCACGACATCACGATTGTGCAGGGCGCGACTTTCGCGCCCGATTACTACTGGTACAGCCAGTTGGTGAGCAAAGCGATCACCGCGGTGACGCCTGGACTCCCGACTTCGTTCACCGCGACGGCGCACGGTCTCCCCACCCAGCCCGTACCTGCGTGGTTCCAGTCGCTCAAGGGCTCGATCTCGCAGATCAACACGCTCGGTCCGCCTGGCAACGTCGCCGACGGCGAATACACAATGATCACGCGCACGTCGGTCAACACTTTCGACGCGCTGCTGCTCAATACCGACGGTCTGGTCTACACGTCTGGCGGCTACGTGCTGTTTTACGGCGTGCGCGACCTCACGGGGTACACGGGCCGTGCGCAGATTCGTGCGACGCGCGAAAGCACCACTACGCTCGTCGATCTGACGACTGCCAACACTGGCATCGTGATCGATGCTGCGAACGGCGCCGTTGGCATGCGAATCACGGCCGCGGCCACCGCCGCGCTCGACTTCAGCTGCGCGGTTTACGACCTTGAGCTGATCGACGGGTCCGGCGCGGTCACACGTCTGATGTACGGCGACGTCAAGCTGTTCAAGGAGACGACTCGGTGACCGATCTGGTTGCCCTGCTGGTCGCCGGCAGCGAAATGCTCGGTGTTACCGAAGAGCAGACGTTCGTCATTGGCACTGCGGAAGAGCCGTCGCTCATTGTCGTCGCTCAGGGCACGCCGGGGCCGACCGGCCCTGCCGGTACCGCGATCGCGCCGTACGAATTCGCGTACAACGAAGCGTCGCCCGCGACGATCTATGTCGTTCCGGCGCTATCGTTGGTGTCCGCTGTCCGTATTGGCGTCCGCACTGCGTTCAACGGCACAGGAGCCGCGCTCAGCGTCGGTATTCCCGGTCAGCCGACTTTGCTCATGCTCACGAGCGACAACGACCCTACGATTGCCGCCGACTACAACACATCCGCAGATGTGGAACTTCCAGGCGGTACGCCAATTCAGCTGTACACTACTCCCGGATTCGGTGCGACGCAGGGCGCGGGTGTCGTGCTGATCGATCTCGTCGCGCAGTAAGAGGAAACAGACATGTCTTTTTTCGATAAGCTCCGCGGCACAGCCGAAAACATTTTCGGCATCGGTCTCGGTACCACGCGCGTCAACCTCAAGAACGTCGGCGGCACGCAGGTGGAAATGCGTAATGCCGGCGACTCCGGGTACGTCGGTACCAAGCAGTTGTTCGTCGACATCCAGGACTCCAACGGCCAGCGCATGCGGCTGCAGGTGCCGGATATCTCGACCGACTACGAGCTTACGTTCCCTGCCGACAACGGTAGCCCGTCGCAGGTGCTGCAGACGGACGGCAATGGTGTTCTGACCTGGGCCACCATCGCTGGCGGTGCCGACAAGCTCACCATCGACACTACGTCGCTGGCGTTCGGCACTGGTTCGCCGCTGACGATGTTCACTTCGCCAGCCAACTCGGTGATCGACTACGTCGAAGTAGTCGTCGACACCGCCTTTAACGGTACGGCGCCGACCGTCACGATCGGCATCGTCGGCACCACGTCGAAGTACAGCGGCACGACCGACGTGGACCTCAAGACGGCCGGCTCGTATCGCATCCACCCTGGCCTGCCACTGTCGGCAGGTGAAAACCTGATTGCGACGTACGTGGCTGATAGCTCGTCTGCTGGCGCGGCTCGCATCCACGTGGCGTACTCGGTGCCTGCGTAATGGCATTTTGGGACAAGCTCGCTGGCACGATGCTGTCGGTGTTCAAGTTCGGTGGCCCTTCGGGGCCACAGATCAAGAACACCGCGGGCGTGCTTGCAGCGCGCGACACTACAGATGCGAATTACGCGCAGTTCGAGGCAGATTTGCGTCACCTGGGCCAGGCCCCGCAGACGATCAACGATCTGACCGAGCTGAACCCTGCAGACCCCGCCGTCGATTTCATCCCGGTGTGGGACGTCACGGCGGGCGCGACGCGGAAAGTGAAGCCTGACAACCTCGGGATCACTGGCGGCGGCGGAGCGCCGACCGGCGCTGAGTACATCGTGTCTGCCGCGTCTGCTGGCCTTTCGGCGGAGCGCGTTCTCACCGACAACACCGAAATTTCGTGGTACTTCGGCGCGGGCGTGGCGGAGGCGGGCATCGTTGAAGTCCCGCTTGCGAAGCTCCCTAACGTCCCGGCGTTTTCGGTGCTGTGTAATCCAGAAAACAGTAGTGACGTCGTCGATTATGTGTCCGCCGCCGCAGAGGGTGAGTTTCTCTATTGCGACGGTGACCAGCTTGTGTGGTCGTTCATGTACTGGGCGAATATTCAGTTCGCCGCAATTGAACCAGCAACAATTACGTCCAATCAGGACGATTACACGCCATCTTCGTTTGGTATAGCGTCGTCGTTGCGACTGTCGTCTGATGCCTCGCGCACGATCACGTCGATGGCTCCGCGTGCAGACGGCACGCTGCTGACAATAGAAAACATCGGCTCCAACGACATCGTCTTCCAGCACAACAGTGGAGGGACCGCAGAGAATCGGTTCCTTCTTCCTGGCGCAGCCAATTTCACGCTCGGCCCGAACTGCGGTGCCATCTTCATCTACGACGACAACTTGGACTCCACGTCCCGGTGGCGCGTTCTCCGTTCGGTAGACGCCACGGGAGGCGGTGGTTCGCCGGTCGTGATTTCCCCGACTTCGTTCGGGACAGACCAGACCGACTACAACCCGGCGAGTTTTTCGACCTGCACCTACATGCGCCTCACGACGAGCGCAGCGGTGTCGATCTTCTCGCTCGCTACGCGCACGGACGGCACTATCGTTACGGTCGCGAACATCGGCACGTTCGCGATCACGCTGGTCGACGAGTACACGACAGGTACGACCGCAGCGCAGCGGTTCGCGCTCGACGGCAACATCGTGATCGCGCCTGAGTCTGCCGTCGATCTCGTGTACGACGGTACGACAGCGCGGTGGCGTTGCGTGCTGCAGCCGATGCGCACGATCAACGACATGAGCGAGCTCATCCCTGCAGACGCAGACAACGACTTTCTGTTGGTATGGGACTCTTCGGCCAGTGCGACGCTCAAGGTCAAGCCGAACAACCTGGGCATTACACCGCTTCCGGTTGCTATCGAACCGGCACAGATCACCACGTCACAGAACAACTACGCCCCGGCTGGAGTCGATACGTGCACACTGATGCGGTTGGACTCAAGCACGTTGGTGCAGGTTCGTGGTCTTTCTCCGCGCCTCGAAGGCACTCAGATTGCCATCCAGAATATCGGTGCTAACGACATCGTTCTTCCGCACAATAGCGGCAGCGCCACAGCAGAATGGCGTTTTGCGACTCCTGGCGACGCCGATTACACGCTGACCCCAGGCAGCGGCGTGATCGTCGAATACAACGACAACAGTGATACTACTTCGCGCTGGCATTTGCTGGCAGCGGAAGCGAGCGCAGGCGGCAGTGGCCTCACCCATCCGCAAGTCCTCGCGCGCACCCTCGGAGCCTGAAATGCTCGTACTCGACGCCACCACCGATACTCTTGAAGTCGATCTTCTCGCCGCGCACACGACGAACGCGCTGCCGTTCTTCGTGAGCTATCGCGACATCACGACCAGCCTGTACACACCGGGCAACCAGTTCGGCAACACGAACGGCACGACGGATGTCGTCCTCTGCTCCGCGCCGGGCGCGTCGGTGCAGCGCGTCATCGACCACATCCAGATCAGGAACGCCGACACGGTGAGCCATACCGTGACGGTGCGGTTCGTGGACAACACGACCGAGTACAACGTCTTCCAAGCGGTGATCGCCTCTGGTGACATGATCCAGTACAGCGACGGTCAGGGCTGGCAAGTCTTGTCGAACAACGGGTCGCTCAAGATGGCGATTGCTCAGGGCGTGAACTCCGTATCGTCGGGACTCAGCACGACCACGATCACCGCCAACGTCGTCAACAATAACGGCACCGCGAACACCATCGCGGACGTTACGGGCCTGTCATTTGCGGTCACGAACGGACAGCGGTACTGGTTCCGCTTCGTGATCCACTACGACGCGGCAGCGACCACGACCGGCTCGCGATGGTCGATCAATGGTCCGACGACTTCGGACCTCAACTTCATGAGCAATTACTCGCTCACGACGACGAGCATCACGCAGAACCAAGGCTTGACCGCCTACGACACGCCGGCATCGTCGAACGCGACCAGCGCGGCGACCGGCTCCAACATCGCGATCATCGAAGGCTTCATCCTCCCGACCGCTGACGGCACGGTCATCGCGCGCTTCGCTTCCGAAATCTCGTCGTCCGCGATCACCGCGCTGCGCGGCTCGTTCGTGCAGTATCTGGCGGTTGGTTGATGAAGCTCAGCCACTTGAAGCTCAAGACGGCGGTTGGCTGCGTCATCATCCTCGCAGCCATCTTCGTCGCCATCACGCGGTTCCATTGGAGCGTCTTATGAAGCGCATGTTCTCGATCCTGCTGCTCCTTCTGGCAGCGCCCGCGTTCGGCGCAGTCACCCTGACCGAAGCGACCGTCATCACGCTGCTGCGTGGGTCCACCACGGTCGGTACCTACGCCTCGTGGGACGCCTGCCGTACGCAGGCGATCGCGCTGGCGAACGCGTCGACCGCGACCAGCGGCACCGTCACCTACTCCTGCCAGACCGAGAAGCGCCGGGTGGTCGCTGCCTACAGCGTGAACCCGCCACCGCCGCCCGCGTGCCCGCCGCAGCCGGCGAACGAAACGCAGACGGTCGCCTGCCCGGCTGGCACCACCGGCACCTGGACGCAGGCGCGCAGCTACACCAGCGCCCCCGCGCCGACGTGCTGGACTGCTGGCGCATGGACGCCGACGAGCGCACCGGCTGGTGCCTGCGCGGCGATCCCGCCGCCGCCGCCGCCCGTGGGCGGGGCCTTCCCGGCGCCGCTGCTCAACTTCGCCGAGACTTGGGCGCGGAACTGGAACTTCGGTGGGCACGCCGTTGACTCGCGCTTCAACGAGAACTACGGCTATTGGGACTACACCGAGACGACCTACGAGCCATGGCTGTTCGACCGCGCGAGCGTCGGGTACTACCTCTACGAGGCGACCAACGACACGCGCTGGCGTGACCGCTTTTTGTCCGACTTCCTGTGGTATCGCACGCGCATCGACGCGCAGGGCATCTTCACGCCCAAGGGCTACGACGACACCAAGTACGGCTACGTGACCCCGTTCGTCCTCTATGAGCGGCTGACCGGCGACGCGCAGTACCGGCCCGTGGCCAAGCGCATCTACGACTCGTGGGTCCGCGAGTTCAGCGCCACCTACAGCCCGAGCATCGCGCTGTGGACCGAGCGCGAGATCGGGCTGGCGCTGGAAGCTGCGGTGGCGTGGTACGACCTGACCGGCGATGCCGATGCGCTCACGCGCGCCAACGCGCTGGTCCTGCAGTGGACCACGGTCTCTGGCGCGACTGGCGCCCCGCTTGTGACCTACACTCAGCATGAGGGCGGAGGTCCGGGCGGCACCACGCCAACCGAACTGGTCAACAGCCCATGGATGTCCGCCCTCTACTTCCAGGCCGCACGCCGGCTGCACGAGGAGACCGGCAACACCGAAGTCCTGGCGCAGGTGTCGCGCTACTTCGACTGGTGCGATGCCAACTGCTTCTACGACGGCTCGCTCGCGCATGTCGAGTTCACCGGCGTCACGTTCCCGCGCTACCTGACCCCGAGCCTGATCGGCGACGGCGGCTACGACGAGGGGAACATGGCGCACGCTCTCGACGTGGCCGGGTTCATCAAGTTCGCCATCTACGCCAAGACGGTGCGCGGGGAGCCGACCGCTGCAGCGCAGGCGCGGCTCGCGCAGATGGCCGTCACGGCCGAGCGCGACTTCGCCAACTGGACCCGGACCACGACCTACCTGCCGCGCTACCGGGTGTCACCGCCGCGCAAGGTCAACTGGCAGGTGCGCGGGGCGAGGGAACTGGCGCGCTGAGTCGTGGCGACATTTGGCGACTTGACCGCAGGCGGCGACGACTTCCCATCGTCAGGTGACAGGGCGCTGTTGGCCAAGTTCACATGCCCGACCGCTGGCACGCTGACGCAGATCAACGTGTTTTTCAGCTCGGCCTCAACGGCGGGTATGAGCATGAAGGGCCTGATCTATGCCGATGATGGCGCTGGCAACACGCCGGGGACACGGCTAGGTGTAGGTAACGCCGTTGCTGTCCCGGCCGGCGCTAGCGACACGGCGTCTACCGGCCTCTCGGTCGCTCTTTCGGCCAGTACCGATTACTGGATCGGTTACGTTGCAGATAGCTTCGAGGCGCGGGCGCAAATGGATATTGGTGGCGGCGGTTCGTCGCGCATGGAAGGTACGACCTACGCTTCACCGAATGCGACTTGGACCGAAAGCGGAACCGCAGGCAACACCCTGAATGCCTATGGCACCTATACTGAAAGCAGCAGCGGCAGCGGTATACTGATTCCGACGACGTTTCGTATGCAGGCCATTCTTACGAGGTAACGACCATGTCTCGCATGTATACGCTTCAGTTCAACGCCGTCGCAGTCACTGTGCAGCAGGATCTGTTCGAGATCACTGCGCCCGCTGACGCAGTGGTGCGCATCCACGAGATCGGGCTGTCGCAGACAACCGAGCTGGGCGACGCAGAAGAAGAGTCACTGCTGCTGCTGATGAAGCAGGGCGCCACCACTTCAGGTACGGGCGGCACTACGCCGACGCCAGCGCCAATCGAACTTGGCGACGCGGCGTTTGGTGGCGTGTGCGACGTGAACAACACGGCCAAGGCCAGTGGCGGCACGATTGTCACGCACCGGCCGTTTGCCTGGAATATCCGCCAGTACTTCCAGCACATCTTCACGCCGGAAACGTACCCGAAGCTGAGCCCCAGCGCGCGTTGGACGTTTGAGCTGGCACAGACGCCGACTGACAGCATCACGATGAACGGCTACGTCGTGTTCGAGGAAATTGGCGGCTAAGTCATGGCGGGCATTTTTCGCCGCATTGTCGACACGTGGCGCTACTTGGTACGCCGCGTATTGCCGTCGGCAGCGCCGGAACCGGCAGTCACTGTAGATGTCCCATTGTTGTTCGGCGGGCTGTGCACTGTTTCCAGCACCGATGGGTTGCTAGTGCTAGCTATCGAAGTTTCTAGCTTCTCTGTCAGCGATTTGATGTCCAAGATGCTGTTTTGGACCGATTGCGACAATAGCGCCGGTTACTGCGATGCGACGGGGAACATTAATCTTACCGACAGCGGCGCAGGCCCTGTTTATGTAACTGGGGTTTTGGGCGATGCCTTTGATATTCCACCGAGTCAGGTGGGGCGCATCACACCGCCCGCGCTCGGCGGATTAGGGACGACCGGTTTCACCTGCGGTATCTTCATCAAGTCGCCTATCAGCGGCGGTTCCATCGTTTTTGGCCAATGGCCTGACGGGAATAAGCGATGGGCGCTGCGCCAAGACGGCAGCAATTACATCCTGTCAGTGACTACGGACGGTTCAACTATTGTGTCTGTAGTCGCCGGCGCTATTCCGGGCGGGACTGGCTGGCACTCTATCATGGGCTGGTACAACCCGGACACGGACCTGATCTACGCCAGCCTTGACAACGGCACTCCAAATTCCGCCGCGTTCGCGTCGGCGCTGCACACTGGGTCAACCGTGTTGACGATTAGCTCGACCGCAGGAGGAGTGGATGCTTATCTAGATTTTGCCTTCATTGCCGAGGGCGTTCTCAGCGCCGAGGAGAGAACATGGCTTTACAACGGCGGCGCAGGTCGTGATTGGATCTACCCGGCGCGACTGTTGCCGATGGACGCGTTCGCGCACACACTCACCGCCGGCGGGCTGACCTCGACAAACTCAGGCGGCAACGGGTGGATGATGGACCGCGCCACTGGTTACGGCCGGACCAGCGGCAAGTTCTACTTCGAAATGACGGTGAATGTAGCCGGTAATTCGGGCCAGAGTACGTGCATGGGGGTCGTGAACACCGCCGCCGCCTATTTCCTCTCCTACATCGGGATCGATGCGAACGGGTGGGGTTATATCTGGAACGGCGACAAGGCACACAACGGCTCCTCCACGGCTTTCGGTTCCAGCTATACGACCGGAGACGTTATCGGCTGTGCGTTCGACATCACGGCCGGCAAGGTGTGGTTCTCCAAGAATGGCACATGGCAGGCGAGCGGCGACCCAGCTGCGGGCACGAACGAGGCTTATTCCGGGCTGTCGGGCCGGCTGATGCCGGCGATCGCGCTCTACTACAACGCCGACAGCGTAACGGCGGCGTTTGCGGACGCCGACCTGACCTACGCGCCGCCGTCCGGGTTCGTTGCGTGGGAACAAATCCCGGTATGATCGATATCACGTGAACGCACTGGCTAAACACGATGGGCGGATCAACGACGTGGAACGCGAGTTCCTCTATCACGTCGAGGTTCTCGGCTTCACCGTCGCCAGGGCTGCAGACGCGGTCGGGCTCAGGTCGCCTGCTGCTGCGCTGCAGCGCCCCGAAATCATCGAGGCACGCGAAGCACTCCGTCGTGCGGTGCAGCAGCGCACTACGATCACCAAGGAAGATGTGGTCGCGGGCTACATGGACGCGATTCATATCGCGCGCTTGATCGCAGACCCCAAAGCGATGATTGGCGGGTGGGGTGCGATCGCTACTACGCTTGGGCTCAACGCCCCGACCAAGGTCGATGTCAACGTCAACGTCAGCAACGACGAGCTGCGCAACATGAAGGACTCGGAACTGGTCAAGCTGCTCGAAGCAGACAACGTGATCGACGCCGACTTCTACGAGGTGCGGCAGTGACCGAAGCCCCGCTCGTAGTTTGCCCAGCGTGCAACGCCGAGCAGGGGCTTGAGAACTTCCGTATTTTCTCTACCGCCCCAGTGCGGTATTACGACTTCTGCAGCAACTGCGAGCAGAAGCACGGCGTCCTGACTCTCTACAGGACGCACTATTCGCTGGCCACTCCGATCGTACGCGACTCGGTGCTCGGCAAGACGTCGATAGCCGACGTCAACATCGAGAAGTCAGCAGCCGATCGCAAAACCGCGGCGCAGAAAGAGCTGGCACGTCGTGAGCTCGCGCGTCGCAGTCTTCTGTACTTCACGACGCAGTTCCACCCGACCTACAAGGCCGGCTGGGTGCACAACGACATCGCACGTCGCCTTGAGCGTTTCCTGCGCCAGGTTGAAGCCGGCGAGTCGCCCTGCCTGATGATCTTCGTGCCGCCGCGGCACGGCAAGTCGACCCTCGCCTCCGACATGTTCCCTTCGTGGGCGCTTGGACATCACCCCGAGTGGGAGGTGATTTCATGTTCGTATACCGCTGCCCTGCCGATCAAGTTTTCGCGCTCGATCCGGGATCGGATGAAGACGGCGGAGTACGCGAAGATGTTCCCCCACGCGAAGATCCGTTCCGACAGCCAGAACGTGGAGAGCTGGGACACAACGTCCGGGGGTTCATACACTGCTGCGGGCGTTGGTGGGTCGATCACGGGTAAGGGCGCGCACATCCTGATCACTGACGACCCGATCAAGGACTACGAAGAGGCCAGCTCGGAGAAGATCCGCACTGCCGTTTTCGACTGGTACAACACCACTGCCAAGTCGCGTATGGCGCCTGGCGGCGGGAAGCTGATCATTCAGACGCGCTGGCACGATCTTGACCTGGCCGGCGCCATGCTGCAGGGCATGGAAGAGGCCATCAAGGCCGAAATCCCCGAAGGTGAGTACGACAACTGGGAAGTAGTCAGCTACCCGGCGATCGCTGAGCACGACGAGTTCCTCACTCGCGGCGGCAAGATCCTGCTCGGCTCCGCGCCGCCCGACGCGCGCGTCCTGCGCCGCGCAGGCGATGCACTTCACCCCGACCGGTACACGATCAAGGCACTCAAGCGCCAGCGCAACTCGATGCCTGCGCAGCAGTGGAATGCGCTGTACCAGCAGAATCCGGTCCCCGACGATGGTGATTTCTTCAGTAAATCAGACTTCCGCTATTTCGACAAGCTGGCAGACGATATCAAGCACTACCGCGTGCTTATTGCTGTCGACCCGTCGTTCGGCAAGGACGCGGACAACCACTGGACCGTGTTCGTGGTCGGCGCGCTCGACTCCAACGACGACCTGTACGTGATCGACATGGTGCGTGCTCGCATGCACTCCCTTGAGTTTGCCGACACGTTGATCGCGCTGTGCAACAAGTACAACCCGTATCAGGTCGGCATCGAACGTGGCGCATACGAGAAAGCCGTGCGCCCAATCATTGACGTCAAGACCAGCATGAACCGGATCTACATCCCGTTCACTGACAAGCTGGTCCCGATCCAGGAAAAGACGGTTCGCGCCAAGCCACTGCAGGCCAGGCTCCAGATGGGTAAGCTGCACCTGCTGAATCAGCCTTGGGCGGTCAGCGCTGTGCAGGAAATGCTGCGTTTTCCCAATGGCGTGTATGATGACGTCGTGGACGCAATGGCATGGTTGTCGCGCTTGGCGCTGTTGGTTTCTCCGCCGCGCAAATACGCCAAGGCAAAAAAGAAGGTAAAGAGTTGGCAGGACACGCTCAAGGCACAGGGTAACGGGTCCAACAAGTCCTTCATGGCGGCTTAAAAATGAGCAGCGAAGATACCGCTCGCGACAACTACGACTACTATCGGTGGTGCCGCGACAACGGTCACGAAGAGTATCTGCAGCGCGCATGCCGCGCTACGGATTTCTACTTCAACCGTCAGTGGACCCCCGAAGAGAAGCAGCCGCTGGACGACGCCGGTCGCCCCGCGCTGACTATCAACAAGATCTTCCGCACTGTCGACACGATGGTGAGCCAGTACCTGCAGAACCGCGTCGACGTTCGGTACACCCCGATCGAAGATGCCGACGAGGGCATGGCTCGCTTGTTCGACAAGCTCTACCTGCACGTGCAGCGCGCCAACGATCTCGACTGGCTCGAAACCCAGGTGTTCGAGCGCGGGATCCTACAGAGCCGTGCGTACTTCGACGTGCGCATGGGGTTCGACAACAACATCGCCGGCGACGTCATTATTCGGCAGCTGCGCTCGCAGAACGTCATTCTTGATCCAGAGATCGAGGACTACAACCCCGAAACGTGGCCGCAGGTGTTCACGACGAGTTGGATGTCGCCGAACGATCTCGAACTCGCGTACGGCAAGGCGAAGATGCAGGCAGTGGTCGACGCCGTGCCGCGTTCATCGTGGCTGCGCCCCGAAGATCAGTACGACTACACTCGTCGCACCTACATGAGCATGTACAACGAGGAGGGGTCTGACCCTGACATGCACCGCTCGTACAGGCTGATCGAACGCCAGTACCGGCAGGTGGCATACCGCGACCAGTTCATCGACGTCGACACTGGCGACTTCGAGGAAGTGCCCGAGAACTGGGACCGCGACAAGATCGCCCGCGTGCTTGAAGTCACGCCTGGGCTGATCGTCATGAAGCGCAAGGCGAAGACGATCCGCTGGACCGTGTCAGCTGGTCCAATCCTGCTGCACGATGAATTCAGCCCGTACAACCGGTTCACCGTGGTGCCGTTCTTCCCATACTTCATCGACGGTGAATCGATGGGCCAGGTTGAGAACCTCATCGACCCACAGCGCCTCTTCAACAAGGTGCTGTCGCAGGAGCTGCACATCATCAACACCAGTGCTAACTCTGGCTGGAAGCTCAAGGAAGGCGCGCTGCGTAACATGGAGATCGAAGAGCTTGAGCGCCGTGGCGCCGAGACCGGTCTCGTGATGGTGCTCGACGACATCGCGAACGCAGAGAAGATCACGCCCAACTCAGTGCCGAGCGGCCACGACAACATGTCGCGCAAGGTGTCCGAGATGGTCATGGACATCTCTGGCGTCAACCAGTACTCGACCAACAGCGCTCGCGAGGATGTGTCGGCGCGCGCGCTGGAAACGCACCGCGCCGCGGCTGCTGGCAACCAGGCTCGCGCTACCGCTGCGTTCTACCAGACCAAGAAGTGGCTCGCTGCTGCGATCCTCGACCTCGTGCAGACCTACTACACCGATACCCGTGCGTACGTCATCGCGTCGGGTGGTGTTACGCAGAAGACAGAGCGGGTCACGCTCAACGAAGTATCTGAGACCGGCGAAGTGCTCAACGACGTCACTCGCGGCAAGTACGCCGTGACGCTGGTGCCGACGGCTGCTCGCGCGACGCAGGACATGTCCGCGTTCAGTGAGCTGCTCGAACTGCGCAAGCTCGGTGTCGCGATCCCGGATGCCGCGCTCATCGAAGTCAGTCAGGTGCCGCGCCGTGCGGAACTGCTGGAGTCGATGTCTGGCGACTCTGCTGACGCAGCTGCTGCGAAGCAGGCTGAAGAGCAGGCGCTTCTCGCCGCAGAACGCGGAGTTATGGAAGCTGAGGCCAACGAACGCAATGCGAGCGCAGAGTTCAACAAGGCCCGTGCGGTCGACAAGATGCGCGACTCGCAGGACCTGTCGAAGCAGGTGGAAGCGGCGCAGCGGTTGGACTTGGACAAGAAGAGGCTTCAGCTTGAAGCTGCCAACTCCATCGCGAAGCACGAGCAGGAAGAGAAGAAGGGCCGGCGCGAAGCAGCACTTTCGTTGATCGAGCTCCGTGAGAAAGCCAAGCAGGCCAAGGCTAGCGCCGCGGCCAAACCCAAGGAGAAGAAGGCATGAGCAAGGAAATCGAACTGGCGGACGTGCAGAAGATCGACCCCGATACTGAGCTCGACTCTACCGACCGCGGTGATGACGTAGTGGTCGACGAGGCCCCTGAAAAGGCCAAGGGCAAGAAGCCGGCTGCAAAGCCAGACAAGGCGAAGGACGACAAGGCCGAGGCCAAGGAAGACGAAACAGAGGAAGAGACAGAAGACGAAGGCACTGAGGAAGGCGACGAAGAGGAAGAGACCGAGGAAGAGCCCGAGAAGAAGGACGGCAAGCGCGTCCCGTACGAACGTCTCGCCAAGGCCACCGCTGCGCGGCGCCAGGCCGAAGAGCGTGCTGCCGAGGCGGAGCGCGAGCTGCAGGAGATCCGCGCTGCGTCGACCAAGGATGGGCGCAGCAAGTACGACGAGCTGGTGCAGGCCCGCGACGCGCTCTACGATGTAGTAGAGGAAGCCCGCGCGAATGGCGACGTCAAGACTGCAGCGCAGAAGCAGCGCGAGATTGACAACATCACGCAGCGGTTGAGTCGCGCCGAAGCCAGTGCGATCGCGTCGCAGAAGGCCACCGAAGCCAGCGAAACGGCGATGTACAACACCTTGGTGGCTCAGCTCGAAGCCGCAGTGCCAGAGTTCGATCCGAAGTCGGATGAGTACGACATCAACCTCGCGAAGGAAGTTGACGAACTCACCCGCGCGTACGAAACCATGGGCAGCACGCCGCAGGCGGCGCTGCGCAAAGCGGCCAAGATGGTGCTGCGTCGCGACCCATTCAGCGGCAAGCCGAAGCAGGAAGAAGCGAAGCCGGTCGTCAAGCAGGCCAAGAAGCCGGATCTGGTCAAGGCGGCGGATACCGCAAAGCGCCAGCCCGCGACGACCGATTCGCGCGAGGAAGTTGCAGAGCATATCGATCCCGAAGGGCTTTCCGAGGAGGAGTTCCAGAAACTCCCGGCAAAGACCAAGGCACGGCTCCGGGGCGATTTTCTCCCGTCCGCTTGACACCAGCTAAAACAGCGGTAATATCGGGTTAACGGCAGGCTCGCCTGCCGTTAACTTCGCCCCCGGCCACGTAAGCGCCGGCCCGTATCGAAACCGGGTTACCAGAGTCGCATCCTCGCCGCCAAGCGCGTTACTTGGCCAGGTAGAAGACACTCCCATCTCCCCGAGGATTTACGTCATGGCGCTTACCAATTTTGCCAACCTGACCACTGAGCAGCTGACCGTCTGGTCGCGCGATCTGTGGGCAGCGGCACGCAACAAGATGTTCCTGGGCAACTTCGCTGGTACTGGCCAGAACGCCATGATCCAGCGTATCAAGGAGCTCAAGAAGGGTCCTGGCGGCGCGGCTCGCGCAGTCATCACTCTGGTCACCGACATGGAAGGTGACGGTGTTGTCGGCGACAACCAGCTGGAAGGCAACGAAGAGGCACTCAAGGCGTACGACCAGGTGATCCAGATCGATCAGCTGCGTTCGGCCAATCGCCACGAGGGCCGCATGGCTGAGCAGCGCTCGGTTGTGTCGTTCCGCGAGCAGTCCAAGGACAAGCTCTCGTACTGGCTCGCCGATCGCTGTGACCAGCTCGCGTTTCTGACGCTGTCTGGTATCTCGTACGCACAGAAGACCAACGGCGTCGCACGTGTGGGCTCGCAGCTGCCGTTCCTGACCTTCGCAGCCGACGTCACTGCGCCGACCGCTAAGCGGTACCGCGTGTGGAACGGCAGCACCAAGGCGTTTCGCGCTGAAGGCGCTACCAACGCGAACCTCGTCGCGGCCGACGTCCCGCAGTGGGAGCTGCTGCTCGCTGCCAAGCGTCACTGCGTCGAGAACTACATTCGTCCGATCACCACTGAAAGCGGCATCGAGGTGTACAACGTATTCATGTCGCCCGCAGGCATTCAGGCGCTCAAGAAGGACACGAACTTCCTCGCAGCCTGGCAGAACGCGCAGAAGCGTGGTGAGGAGAACCCACTGTTCAAGGGCACTCCGCATGGTGGTGTCAACGGCTTCTACGTCGACGGCATGAACATCCTCGAATACCGCTACGTGTACAACACGCTCGGCGCCGCTTCCGGTTCGAAGTGGGGAGACAACACGATCGACGGCCAGCGTGTGCTGGTGTGCGGTGCGCAGGCGCTGGGCATGGCCGACATCGGCATGCCGACCTGGGACGAAGAGCTTTTCGACTTCGGCAACTCTCCGGGTATCGCTACCGGCAAGATTTTCGGGTTCAAAAAGCCTGTGTTCCGCTCGATCCAGTCGGGCACCAACGAAGATCACGGCATCCTCTGCATCGACACCGCGATCCCGGCCTAACCCAGGAGAAATGTCATGGCTGTCACTAAGCACACTGCACGTCAGCATGTCCTGGCCGCGGTCATTCCGATCACCTCTGCCAACTCTGGCGCGGGCAACGAAGTGACGGTGGCGCTCCCTCCGGGGGCGCACATCACCCAGCTGCTGCTCGTCACGCACACGGTGTTCAATTCTGCTACCGCAGCGACCATCTCGGACGGTACGAACACGCTGGTTAGCGCCGAAGACATGACGACCCTCGGCTCCGAAGCTGTGGATCTGTCTGTGACCATGCGGTATCCGAATGGCGGGACGCTCACCATCTCGCTGTCTGGTACCGCGACTGCCGGCGCAGCCACCGTGATTCTGACGTACGTCGACGTCGATCGTCAGGACGAGCACTACAAGGTCTGAGTTTGACTTCCTATCTGTGGGTGCTAGGCTTGGGGCGGGGCTTCCCGCCCCTGTTTTCTAGCACTCACAGAGAGGACTAAAACATGATCCGCAACATGATTTCGCCGCGTGACTTCTCGTACATCGGCCTTACCGGGCACGGTGTGCAGTTCAAGGCGGGCGTGCCAACTCCGGTACCGTTCGAGCTGCAGTCGGATTTGCTACACCTCAACGTTATCTTCGAAGACGGCAACTTCGCGCAGGCCCCGGTCGACAAGGACGGCAAGCCGGCGAAGGTCGAGATGTCAGGTGCTATCCGCGAAGCGGTCCTGTTCCACGTCATCGGCCAGATCGCCGCGGACGCGCAGACCGAAGAGTTCGACGGCGGTGGTGCCCCAAAGGCGGCTGCGATCGCAGCGCGCTGTGGCATTACGGTCAACGGCACGGAGCGCGGTAAGCTGTGGGACCGGTATCGCAACGCCGTGGCGACCAACGGCATCCTTCCGACGCATCCGATGGTCGAAGCGTTTGTTGACATCCAGAAGGTCAACAGCCTGAAGGCCGCAAACGAGTTTGCTGAAGCATATGAAGTCCCGGCCGAGCTGCTTGTCGGCATCACCAAGGTCAATGAGGCGAAGCGGATCATTCTCGCCAACCTCGTGAATGCGAAGCCGACTGCAGGGTAAAAACGGTGCTGAAGCCTTCCCAGTTCATCGATCAGTTTCGCAGAGACGTCGATGACCTTCGCGAAGGCACGGCAGGCGACTCCGACAGCGAGAACCTCTGGTCGGATCCTGACGTCTATCGGTACTTGAACGCAGGGCTCAGCGAGACCGCACGGCGCACTTTCTACCTGCTGCCGCGCATCATCAAGCTCGACGTCACTGCTGGGAACGCAGATCTTGGCTGCGAAGACGCAGCCAAGATTCTGCACATCGAGCGCGCCAGGCTCCTGACCGCGCGCATCAGCCTCGAAGAAATGAACATGCGTGGCCCTGGCTCCGTCGAGGATGACTACGGCTACCTGATCCACAACGCACCGGACTTCGAGAACACTGTCGGCACGCCGCACAGGTTCATTCGCGACTACGCGCCGAAGACCATCCGGCTGTACCCGATCCCGATGGCTGCGGACACCCTGCAGCTACACACATACATGCTGCCAAGCACCGTCGTGGCGGCGTCCGAAGTGCCGAGTGAATACGCTGAGCCACGCGTGTTCGAGATGGTGCTCATGTTCATGAAGAGCATGGCGTACCAGAAGCAGGACGCAGACACGCAGGACCTCGCGCGCGCGGGCGGCTTCAGCGACGAGTTCGAAGCAGCGGTACGCGACTTCAAGAGCGAGCTGCTGCGCCGCCGTCGCACGCCTGGAACCACGCGGTTCTCTTGGTGACGCATGGCACGTCCGACCGACTCTGAGCTCGCCAAGCTCTCGCTCTGGCCTGGCGGTATCAACAACGTCGCTTCGGAAGCGATGCTCCGCGGCGGGCAGCTCCGCAGCGCAGTCAACGTGGACATCGACGACACTGGCGTGCCGTCGCGCCGCGTCGGGTACACCCAGCTCGCTGCCGAATCTGGCGCACACTCGCTGTGGTCGAACGGCGTCAAGATGTTCTACGCCGCAGGTTCCAATCTGCGCATGCACGACGGCGTGTCGTCGCAGCTGCTGTACACCAATCTGCAGCACGATGTTCCGCTGTGCTACGCGACGATCGAACCGAACACGTACATTTCTGATGGCACGGTCGCGCTGTGCGTACGCAACGACGGCTCACTGCGTACGTGGGGGGTCACTGCGCCGGAAGGCCCGACGTACGCTACGCCGCTTGAAGATGTCGGTGGCATGACTGCCGGCGACTACCTGGTCGCGATCACGTACTCCAACGACCTCGGCGAAGAGTCCGGTACTGGGCCTTCGCTCCGCGTCACGGTGCCCGAAGGCGGCGGCATTGCGGTTGGGTTCCCGCCTACCGCGCCGCCTGACGCCGTGCGCACGCGGCTCTACATCTCCAAGCCCAACGGCACGCAGCCGTTGTTCGCGAGCAGCTTCGCTGCCAACGCAGCGTCCGTGACCGTCGGCCGCGCGCCGCTCGGTCGTCCGCTGGATACTCAGTTCTGCGCCAAGCTGCCTGCTGCCAACTTCGCCGCGTACTACAACGGGCGGCTGTACATCGCGTCGGGTGACATGCTGCAGTGGTCGCGCCCCCTCGCGTACGGGCTGCTCGACGAGGCGTACGCGTTCCAGAAGTTCATGACCAACATCACTGGCATCGCCGCGATGCCCGAAGGCGGTGGTGGCATCTACGTCGGCACCGGCACGCGCATGTACTTCCTGCGCGGAAAAGATCCTGGCGGCTTCGACATGGTTGAGGCGTACCCGTCTGGCGTCGTGTCTGGCTCGCTGGTCATGGTGCCAGCGACCGCGCTCAACATCGAGACCGTTTCGTTGCGCGTTCCTGTGTGGATGTCGACGACCGGCGTGTTCTGCGTGGGCGGTCCCAACGGCCAGGTGCTCGCCACAACCGAAGCGTATTTCTCCGGTGATGTGGCTGAGCGCGCGGCTGCGCTCTTCCGCAGCGTGGACGGCATCAATCAGGTGCTGGTGTCGATGCAGAAGCCGCTGCGCAGTAGTAAACTCGCGGTGACTGATAGCGCTAGCGCAACGGTGGTGCGGAATGGAATCGAAGTCTGAGCCGTCGCAGAAAGAGCAGCGGCTTGAGATCTGCAAGAAGTGCGACGAGGCGAAGCACATGCGGCTTGGTCTCATCGTGTGCAAGAAGTGTGGCTGTCTCATGAACATGAAGGTTGCTTTGCCGAAGTCGAAGTGCCCCCTCAATAAATGGTGACCCCAATGAACTCCCGTATTCCTGAACTTCGTCGGGACTTCGCCAACTCCAAGTACGAGCGTACTGAAGAGGGCGGCGTCTACTTCTCGCGTGGCAACTTCCTCATTTCCGGCATGTTGAGCGTGAGCCTCAACGGCGGGCCGTGGGAAGACACTCCCAACCTGATCGTCAATGAGGGCCTCGCTTACCTGCTCAACGTCGGGCTGTCTGCCGGCGCGCAGCTGTCCACGTTCTACGTGGCCCCGTTCTACAACAACGTGACGCCGATCGCAGGACTCACTGCTGGCACGTTCAACGCTAGTCAGGGCGAGTTCGACAACTACTCCGAAGCCACTCGTCCGCTGTGGGTCGACGCTGGTGTCGTTTCTCAGTACATCGAGAACACCGCGACCCCTGCGCTGATCACTGTCGCCGCCGGCGTCGATTCTCCGTCCGACGTCCAGGTGTGGGGCGCAGCGCTGATTTCCGCGTCCGGTAAGTTGTCAGGGCTTGGCACGATGATCGGCTGCGCGAAGTTCACCGCTGCGCGTACCGGGCTGCAGCTCAACGACGAGCTGCGGCTCAAGTACCGCGTTACCGCCTCTTCGAGCTAATGGCCCGGTATCACGGCCCTGTACGCTTCAATGTAATCGGGGACCGCCGTCTGGCTGCACCGTACTACGGTGTGGCCAGGCGGTTCCTCGGCGATCTCGCGTCACGCCTCGCAGAAGCCGGTATTTCGGCTGGCTATCAGGAACGGCGGTTCAACGACGGCACGGTCATTCGCGTGCAGGTGGCCGGCGAGGTCTACGAGATCGAGATCCGCGTAGCGCAGATCATCAAGGTAACGAACACCCCGGTACTGCGCGGCATCGTGTGTACGCCGAACTGCCAGGCTACCGGCAACATAGACGTGTCGTACCCCGAAGTCATACTGTCGCCCCCGAGCGAAGAGTACGGGCAGACGGAGTGGACGACATACTTCCACAGCGAGATCGCACCGTTCTTCGAACGCGTGTCGAGCGCCGACGCCGATACGTACAGCGACAAGTTCCCGAACGGCGTCCGCCGCGGTGGGAACATCGACTGGTTCGGCACCGACAACATCCACCTGAGCTGGCAGGGTCCCGAGACTCGGTACTGGCATCATCGCGTCGAAGGGTTCTACGACCTCGGCCAGTTCACGCCCAAAGTCTACTGTGACGGACGCGAGCTGCTGGACATCAGTGACTACGCCACTGCGGAATCGGATACCGACTTCGATGGCGTAGTCGTAGGCGCGGGGCTGCGGCGCTTCGGTACAGGCTTCCGCTTGTACATCGTCATGCACGAGACCAGCGGCGCCGATATCTACAACCAGCTCGAAGGCAGCAGCACGATGCGTCTGCTGCGGTTCAACATCGTGGCGAACGGCACCGGGGCGTACAGCGACGGTGTAGTCGAAGCTGGCTCCGGTGTAGTCCTCGACGAGTGGACGACCGCGTTCAGCTACTCGCCTTGGTTCTTCAACGCATCGTGCAACAAGACGGTCACGATCACGGACGACGAAGATTTGACGGTGCTGTCGCCAGAAGAGGCGTACTACACCGACGCGCCTGCCAACAACACGATCGTGCACATGACGTTTCCCGACGACGGGATCACGTCGCCTAGTCGTACGACAGACGCGATCACCGCTACTACGCTGCGCACGTTCTACAACGGCGCAGGTACTGCGAACGTATGCGCGGATACGGCGCTGGTAGACACCAGCAGCGTCATCGCTGCTGACTACCGCGGCGACGAACTCGTGTTCATGATGCTCCACGTGACTATCACCGAGCAGGACGCACTCGGCGAAACACTGATCGTCGGCTTAGTTCGCCAGATCTCGATCGGCCAGCGGTACTACACGCTCGACACGCTGCGTTCGTACCCTGTCAACACTGGGCCACCGACCGAGCACGACTTCGGCACGTTCCACGCCGACATGATCACTCCGTACAACGTCGGGCTGCTGCTGTCTGCCGATATCCGCTACGGCGCGCTGTTCGTGTTCGATTGGGTGCAGGAGAGCCTGGACTACGCGTATGAGTCACGCGTCAGCACGCAGTCGTTCAAGCTCGTGGTCAACGGCAGTGTCGTGCACCAGAAGCTGCATCAGCGGTACCAGGGCGAAGCGGACCCCGGCGACCCCGGCAGCTCGTTTCCGTACGCCTACGTTAACGATGTTGGATACGCCGGCATCACCGTGTGCGGGCCAGATACGTTCGCGCCTAAGCTGGCAGCGACTGCAGGGTGGCTCTACGCCCCCGGATACTCCGATCGTGTCGAGGCTTCGTTCCCCAACTTCTTCAACGACGTCGGGATCTTGTTTCCCAGCGCACATTTCCCGCGCTATCCCATTACCTACGCCCTCGATTACCAGCTCGACGCCGATAACGAGCCGTGGACGGTCTCGCTTCAGTGCATCGACGACAAGGTGTATGCTTCGGCCAGTAAGAGGCAGATGGACCCGATTCCTGGCGGTAGCCCTAGCCATCCGAATTTCGGGTTCGAAGACGGCGACGAGTACGTGGCCTATATGCACATGACTGGTGGTGTGCAACTACCGCAGGCTGTCGGCGCGATAGAACCTGAAACCCGTGGCAACGTAGCCTGGGTCCAAGACAAACCACTGAAGGTGGCGTGATGCTGCAGGTGTCTACCAAGTTCAAGGAACTCATTCTCGGGCCGGCGTCGTTCCCGAGCATCTTCCTCAACGGGTCGATCGCGATCTACACCGGCACGCAGCCGGCGTACGCGGACTCCGCTGCGTCGGGCACGCTGTTGGCGCGCATCACGCAGAACGGCGGAGCGTGGACCGCAGGACTGCCTACCAACGGGCTCAAGTTCGTAGTCGCCGGCCCGTACGTTGTTGGCGATCCGACGCAGCTGTGGCGTATGAATGTCTCCGCTACCGGTACTGCTGGCTGGTACAGGTTGTACGCCAACGCGGCGGATACAGGCGGCGCCAGTTTTGACTACCCACGCATCGACGGCGACATTTCTGCTACTGCCGGCGAAGCTGCTGAGTTCAGGCTCAGCACCCTCGCGCTTACTTCCGGGTCGTTGGTAGACATCGAAGGGTTCTTTTTCACAATCCCACCTGTTTACGGAGCACTGTAATGCCCACTCTCTCTACTGGTATGCGCGACTCGCTGGCTGTCACCAACTCCATTCAGGACACGTTGATGGCCGGCTCTCCTGCGACGTTCAAGATCACTGTGTACGACGGCCCGGTACCGGCCAGTGCGAACGCAGCGTTGTCTGGCAACACGCTGCTGCTCACCATCACCAACGACGCTGATCCTATCGGGCTGACTCTGCAGACCACGGCCACCAACGGCGCCGTGCCCAAGCCAGGCGCCGAAATCTGGCGTGGCGTCGCAGCTGCGTCCGGCACACAGTCGTTTTTCCGCATTTCGCGCTACGCCGAAGATCCGACCACACTCAGTACGACGCTCGTGCGTATCCAGGGCTCGTGCGCAGCGTATGGTGCGGACCTCAATCTCGGCGTGGCGTCGTTGACTGCTACTACGTCGTACACTATCGGTGCGTTCGAGATTCGCTCGCCGCAGTAACCGCCATGGCGCTGCGCAAAGACTACGTAAGTCAGCTCGTAGATCCTACGGCTCCGTGCGAGGGTGCGCCTGCGTCTCTGCAGTGCCCGCCCCCGCCCCCGCCTATTCCTAGCGGCAGGCCAGGTGGCGGAGGCGGCGGAAATGGTGGTGGCCCTCCGCCCCCGCCGCCTCCAAATCCGGACTGCTACTGGGAAGCCGTTAACATCTTCATGTACTGCCAGATCCCTATACCCGACTGCGTGGATTCTAACGGGCAGATGTGCTGTTCCGCGTGGGACATAGAGGTTGAATATGCCTTGAGGTGCCCGTAATGACTATCTGCTTCAGGCCGTGTACGCAGAACCCAACTAATGGGTGCATCAGCTGCCCCGAAGTGCCGCCGGACGACGGTAATCCGCCGAACTACGATTCAGATAATCCGTTCGGGTGGAATGCTGGCGCTAGGTCGTACACGGAGTTGAACGGAGATCTGCTTCTGCAGTACGACGTGCCGCGTCCAATCGGCGGCGCCATCTGTGGCATCGCACCTGTGGTCGGGTACGTGGTCGCCCAGCCCAGCAGCGTGGCGCACGGTATTTTCGTCTTTTCCATCATGGGCGCAGCGTTTTGGCGCACGTGGGAGCACGAGCAGATCAGTACGCCGGAGGCGTGGGGCGGCAGCGCCGCCGACGCTGTGCTCAATGTGCGTATCGTGCGCGCATCGTCCGGCGTGTACTACCGGGTGACTGACGGCACAACGGTGTGGAACGGCGAGTTCGAAAGCGCTAGCTCTGGCATGCAGCTCACCCTCGGGTGCCTCTACGCGTCAGGCGACCAAATCGTATGATCCAGTTCGTCCCGCTCGGCAGCATCGGAGTTGATCCTCCGCCCAACGTTCTGCAGCTGGGAGCGCTGTCTATCGATTCGTCGGATGTCGACGGATTCCAGTCGGTGCTGGTGCTCGGAGAAATCACGACTGAGAGCCTGCTGTCGTCAGAGCTGTCGCTGCAGCCGATCGAAGTGCTCGGGTTCGCTTCTAGCGACTGGTACGGTGTCGTTCAGCTCGCGCCTTTCGTTGTTTCGTCTGGACCTGATCTGCCAATACCAGTTCTTGGTGTGGGTTTTATCTCGCTTCTCCCGCTGGCCATCGACGCTTTAGTCACCGAGATTTCTTACGGCGGCGACAACAATCTACAGCTTCGCCCGCTCACAATCGTGGGCGCGGCTTTTGACTCTGGCGTCGGATACGCGGCTGCTGAGCTTAATCCGCTACTGCTGTCCGGGTCTGCGCCGATCGATTATACGAACTCGATCCTGACGGAGATGTATTTCTACGCATACATGTCCGCAGGCACTACTTACAACGCGATAGAAAGTGACATCGCGTTCGGCAGCGATATTACCGGCGATCACGTGAAGGTCCTGATCGACGTGCTGCGCTTCAACGGCTCCGCCAGCGCGCCAGTCGTGTACAACATCGCGCTCAGCGAAATGTTCTCCGCGCGCGACGCGCTCGCGCTCGTATTTGACGTCGCGCTCGCTGACAGCGTGGTGCTGACCGATCTGCCGGGACACAGCTGGCGCATCTACGCGTCGCTAGCTGATCTGCTCACGTGCACCGGGCTCGCGTCTTCGCACATCAATTCGATCACGATGGTGGCGTCCTCGCTCGTGCTGCGCGACATCGCTGCGCTCGTGTTCGAGCACGCGTTGAACGACCCGCTGGTGCTGAGCGAAGCCGCGGCGAGCAACCTCGACTACATCGTCCAGATCCTCGACAACGTGGCGTTCGCAGACCTCGGTACGTCCGGGCTGTTCATCACGGCGATGCTCGACGACACCGTCGAGTTCGACGACGTGCCGACCTCCCAGGTGCTGTACAACCTGCTGCTCGACGAGGATGTGACGTTCACTTCGCGTCTGCGCCTGTTCGGCGAAGACTACGTCGGCTACGTGATGAACACGCGCACGCGCGGCGTGACCCAGTACCAGGGCTACAACTTCAATTCGTTCGCCGAGCTGGATGGGAAGTACTACGGTGCCAACGACGAGGGCCTGTATCTGCTCGAAGGCGACACCGACGATTCGGCGCTTATCTCCGCGCATATCCGCACGGGGCTGACCGACTTCGGCACGCAGCTCAAGAAACAGGTCCACGACGCGTACATCGGATACACTACCGACGGCAGGCTGCTGCTCAAGGTAATCACCACCGACGCAGGCGCGCGGAAGGAAAACTGGTACGCGCTCAACGCCAAGGATATCGAAGCGTCGTCGGATAACCGGTTCCGCATCTCCAAGGGCCTGAAGTCGGTGTACTGGCAGTTCGAAGTGGCCAATATCGACGGCGCTGACTTCGACGTCAGCAACATGACGGTGTGGCCGTTCGTACTGCATCGGAGAAAGTGAGATGGCCTTCATCTGCAACACCGGGAACACTGGGTCGGCTGGCATCGTCACCGACCAGATCCTGCTGCTCAACGAACGCGCAGAGCAGACGCTCGAAGGCTCACTCGCCGCACTCGAAGAGCTGACCACTTTCCAGATCCCGCTCCTGGCTGCTGACGTCGCGCTCGACGGCAGCTGGGGCTTCGATGTGACCGACATCGGCCGGGCGCCGGTGCTCACCGACATCACCTTCAACCCTAGCATCGGTGCGGTACCAGACTTTGTCCCGACGTCGATCCGCGAAGTGGCAGCGCCGGCCGACGAGCCGATTGCTCCGTCCGACGCCCCGGTGCCGACGTTCCCCGACGCGCCGACCCTGGCGGTTACGCCGGGTATGCCGATCGCACCCGTGTACGACGACATTGGCGATATCCCGTCGTACGAAGACCTGGTGTCCGGTATTCCGTTTCCGATGCTGCGCGAGATCATCCTCCCGCCCGTGCCGGATATCGATCTCGACAGCATCCAGTTCACGGCGTCGCGCCCGGTGTTCACCGGCAGCGAACTGGACGAGTCCGGTTTCGCCTACGTCGACGACCCGTACGACCAGCTGCTGATCGACGAGACGCGGCAGGCGATTCTCGACATGATGGCTGGCCGCTCTGGCCTGCCGCCCGCGGTCGAGAACGCGCTTTTCGAACGTGCGCGCGAGCGCGAAATCGAACTGGCTGAGCGCGCGGTATCTGAGGCCGAAGAGGAGTGGGCCTCGCGCGGGAACGCTTACCCCGGTGGCCCCCTGGCCATGCGCGTCGCACGCGTGCGCCAGGAAGCGTACAACAAGGTCAGCCAGCTCAACCGCGACACGTTCATCGAAGCGTGGAAGATCCAGATCGAACAGTTCCGCTACGCCGTCGCACAGGGCATCGCGCTCGAAACCCTGTGGGCGCAGCTCTACAACGAGGCGATGGGTCGTAAGCTGCAGGCTGCGCGCTTCTCGCTGGATCTGGCGATCTCTGTCTACAACGCCAAGGTCGCACGGTTCCAGGCCGAGGCGATGCTCTACAAGACCGACGCCGAGGTCTACCGCGAACGGCTGCAGGGCGAACTCGCCAAGGTCCAGGTCTACGCCGAGCAGCTGCGCGGGCAGCAGATCATCGGCCAGCTCAACCAGCAGGATGTCGAGATCTACCGCACCCGTGTGGAGTCGCTGCTGGTCAACGCGCAGGTTTACACCGCACGGATCGAAGGCTACCGCGCCGCGATCGAATCGCAGCGCGCCAAGGCCGAAGCGTACCGTGCTGAGATCGACGCCGTGCGCGCGATGATCGACAGCAACACGGCGCTGGTGCAGCAGTACTCCGAACAGGTGCGCGCCGAGGGCATCAAGCTCGAAACGTGGCGCATCCGCGCCGACGTGTACGGCACCAAGGTCGCCGGATGGACCGCGAAGTACAACGCTTCGCTCGACGCCGCTCGGGTCGACGTTGCCAAGCTCGAAGCCAACGCCACTGCGTACAACGCCACCGTGGCTGGGGCACGCGGCCAGGTGGAGCTTGAGCGCACGCGCATCGATGCGCTGTCCGCAGCCAACGCGCAGAAGCTCACCGCGTACCAGGTCGAGTCGACCAGCGTCGACACCCGTAACCGGGCGGTGCTGCAGCGCGCCCTTGCTGGCTTGGAGCGCTACAAGGCCATCGCAGACATCGAAGTGAAGAACGCCGAGATCAATATCTCGAACCTTTTCAACGTGTACAATTCCCTCATGCGCGGACGTGAGACCGTCGCCACCACGCTCGCGCAGCTGGCGGCTGGCGCGATGTCTGCAGCCAACGTGAGCGCGAGCATCGGCGACAGCTCCAGCAGCAGCTACAGCTGCAGCTACAACGTGAGCGCGAGCGCAGAATGATCGAGACCCTGCTCAAGAAGTACTCGCTGTCGCCGCGGCGTACAGCCAACCGCGCACGCGAAGCACGCGAAGCGGCGCAGAATCTGCGTCGTCGTGCCGCGATCAATCCGTCCAGTGCCACGCTCAAGGCGCTGGCGAAAAGGAGCAAGTGACATGTCTTTCGCAGACGAAATGCGGCGGCGCGAACGTGAGAAGCTCGGGCCTGACGCGCCTCCTTCGCGCCCTCCTGCTCGGCCGCTTGCGCCACGGGCTGTGGGCCGCTTGGCGAACGACCCAAACTCACCTGCCGATCTCGGGCGTGTAATGACCAACCGCGAGAAGGGCGCCGCGGCGCGTGCGGAAGCTAACCGCAGAGCCGCAGAGTTGGCCACTTACGCCGCGGCTCCGTATACGATCGCGAAGGCGCTCGCTCGTGGCCCTACGGAGCAGGCGATAGGCTTTCTCACCGGTAAAGCAGAACCCGATGCTGCAAATGCCGAAACAGCCACACCACAGCGGCGTAGCCTCGGTAAAGGCTCCAAGCCGGCGTCCGTCGCCCCTAGCGCCGCCGACGCCGCGGCACAGTTCGTCGACGACCGCACGCGTCCGCTGCCGCGCGGCCTGAGCCGTTACTCTGGCTCCGACCTGGGTGCTGCGGTCTACGAGGGCCGCACCGTGGACGGCACGCGGTATTTCACCAACCGCCCGTTCGAGAATCTCGACGGCGCGTTCGAGTTCAAGCTCGATCGCTCCGCGCCTGCCAAAGGGCTTGCCGGTCGCACGTACCCGGAGTTCTCGCAGGGTGACGTCATGCCCGCGATCTCGGAAGCGGATCTGCGTGACTTGAGTCCGATGCAGCGCGAGCGCTTCGACGAAGCGCAGACCGAAGCTGCACGCGGCGCGGAATACCAGAACGCGCCGATCCTGGCTGAGCGCGACGAGCAGCTGCAGCGCAGCGGCAAAGCGCAGGCCGAGATGCTTGCCGAGATGACCCCTGGTCAGCGCGGCACGTATATGAGCAGCATCGCCAAGCAGCAGGCCGACGTTGCCAACCAGAACGCGGACAACGTACGCGCGGACGCCACCGAAAAACGTCGCGCCGAAGAAGCTGCGAACACTGCGCGGCTGGCTGCAGAAAAGAACAAGCAGGAGCAGCTGCGCTACGACCGCGAGCAGGCTCTGGCAAACCCAACTGATTTCATCAATACGACGAAGCTCAATACATCGGATGCAGGCATCGAAGCGCTGCTCAACGAAGAGGCGTCTGCGCCGACGCGCGACGCGCTTTCGGGACTGCTCAGGATCTTGGCAGACGACGCCACGGACGGCGATCCGTACTCGCAGGCTTCGCTGCTGCGCGACATCACGATCGATGACGACGATAAACTCGCGCTCAAGGATCCGAACTCGTGGGGCTGGGACGAAGAGTGGACACTTGATCCGTCGAAGCTGCCCACGAGCAACCCCGACGTAGAAGAGGTGCTGCGCAAACTCGCGATGCGGAACAAGTCGCGTGAACCTCGTTGACCCTAACGCACTGCGCTCTCGGATCCTGCCGGCCGAACCGGAAGAGCCGGCACCCGCGCCGGTAGAGTACGAGTCGCCGCTGCGGCGTCCCGGCTCTGGCAGCGAGTCGGCTCGTGCCCTGCGTCAGGGCGTGCAGAACATCAAGGCCAGCGGCTACGCGCTGCGCGGCCTGGTCCGCGCCCCGTTCGACGAGGAAGGTTCGCGCCGCGACATCCAGCGTTCGGCCGATATCCAGGCCCGCGCGGCAGCTCAGGGTCCGAAGATTCAGGCCATCAGCGACGTGTCCGGTATCGGCTCGGCGTTCGCCTACGCCCGGAACCTGGGCCTGTCGCAGCTGCCCAACGTCGCGGCCATCGTCGGCACGTCCATCCTGACTGGTGGACTCGCCGGCCTGGCCGCTGGCGGGGCGCGGGCGGCGGCTACGAGTGCAGCCAGCGGCCTCGCCCGTCAGGGCCTGGCCCGCACCGCTGCAGGCACCGCTGCTCGCGCTGCCCCCACCGCTTTCGAGACCGGTGCCAAGGTCGGCGCTGTGGCCGCTGGTACGGGCATGCAGACGGGTTCGATCGCACCCCGCGTGGTTCTCGACGACAAGTCCGATATGAGCTACGGCGCCCGCGCAGGGGCTGCAGCGGTGGGTTCGCTGGCGACCGGCGCGATGGAGTTGGTGCCGGTCATGCGCCTGTTCGGCCGGTACGGCATGAAGAAGGCCGGGGCGGAGCTGGCCGAGGCCGCAGTCAAGGGCGGTCTGCCCGCGCGGGTCGCCAAAGCAGCTGCGGCCCAGGCCGGTGCCGAAGGTGGCACCGAGCTGGCCCAGTCCATCGGCGAGCGCCTGACGCACCGGTTCGTGAACGAGAACATCGGCCTGCTGTCGCCCGAGGCGCTGGAGGAGTACGCCAACGCGGCTGTGGCGGGCGCTGTGGTGGGCGGCGTGCTGGGCGGGCCTGCTGGCCTGCGCGGCGGTCAGCCGGGTCCCAAGCCGCCGCCTGGCGCTCCCAAGGCCAAGCGTCTGCCGCCAGGTACGCGGATGGACCCGCCGCCCGACGCCGACACGCTGGAAGGCGAGCTGGCCCGCGACATGCAGAAGCCGGTCGCCGGCACGATCAAGATGTTCAGCGCGCCCGAGGTGGCGGCGAACGCCAAGGCCCGCGTGGTCGGCGGCGCGGACCCGTGGACGGCTGCGCTCGCTGCCATGACCACCCCGGCTGGCGAGCCGGTCAACGAGGGCA